CAGTCACCGAAGCACACGTTGGTTATGATTTTGCTTTGAGCGATACCGTTAGTGGTTATGCTCAAGTTGGTCCTGCTCTGCTCACTCCCGATGGTGGTAGTGCAAAAACTAAGGTGTCTGGTAAGGTTGGTGCTACCGTTGCTGCTGCAGAGCGTGTTAGCGTCTATGGTGAATACTACTTCCTGACTGGTGATAAACTGACCAGTAATGTGAAAGCAGGTGTGAAGTATTCCTTCTGATTGACAGCACAATAGAATACTGTTAGAGTGGGGGGAAGAAATTCCCCCTTTTGTTTTCAAAAAAGTCGAAAAAAATTTTCTGGCAATTTTTTTAGCGTAGGGTTTTTGTATAAATTATTCTGGTTGCTTTAGTTTTATGATCTTTACAATCTATTCAAAGGCTGGTTGTCCATACTGTGATAAAATTAAAACTGTTATGGAGTTAGCAGAACTGAATCATACAGTATACGAATTGGACGTTGACTTTTCTCGTAAACAATTCTATGCTGAGTTTGGTGAGTCGGCTACCTTCCCTCAAGTTATCATGGGTGATCTGAGACTTGGTGGATGCACAGATGCAATCGCTTACCTAAAAGAAAACAACGTTATCTGATGGAACCAGTAGACACACTCCTCGAAATGGTCGAGAAAGTAGTTGACGATTGTATGTTTCGTCAGAAATATACATTCAAGATGTACGAGTATCTGACCAATAACAATTTTAAAAAACACGAAATAACTTCATTCATTAACAGTTCAGCTGCAGCTAATCTATCTCAGACTGTAGAAGATCTTGATCTTTTTATTGAAGGTGGCAATTCATTTATTCGTGAAGCATATGCTGGGTACACAAAACCAGAAGCAAGAAAAGCAAGAGATTATCTGTATTCTATTTTAGAGGATGCCTGGAAGTATGAGATTGATAAGGGTACGAGAAAAAGAAGACGAACTGTCAATAAATAAAGGCATAGAAGTCATGCTTCCGAAAAGCAGGAGGGTAGAGGAACCGAGTTGGTTGAATCGTACTTTCCACTTTTTAAATTGGACGGTACATGTTAAGATAGACATACACCGCAGGAAGTAAAATGGACACTAGCGTTATTCTTTTCTTTTCGTCCGTAAGTATGATTGCATTCTTAGCAATCGGCGGCATCGTTGGTTGGATCTACAAAGAGACTGTTGATTCTGCCATTTATGCAAAGACATCTGTTCATCCAGAGTTTTACGATGATAATGGTCACTATATAAATGAAGAACTGTTGGCAGTTCGTTTCGTAGACGAAGATGAATTCCTTGACGAAGACGAGGAAGACTGATATACTAATATAAAATCTTGATTTGATATGGCTCCTAGAAAATTACCTGCTGATGCTTTAGTGAGTGAAATCCTCCAAAAGGTATCCTCCGCTAAAACCAAAACTGAAAAAATCGATCTCCTTAGAGAGTACAACAACCCAGCTCTTCGGGCAGTGCTGATCATCAACTTTGATGAATCTCTTCAGTGCCTTATGCCCGAGGGTGATGTACCTTATACACCTAACGAAGCTCCATCTGGCACGGAGCATACTCGTTTGGATCATGAATATCGTAACTTCTATCGCTTCTTTAAGGGTGGTGATGGTAGTCTTTCATCTCTGAAAAGAGAGCAGCTCTTTATTCAATTGTTAGAAGGACTTCATAAAGATGAAGCAGAACTTTTTGTCTCTGCGTGCAACAGAAAACTCCAAGACAAATACAGAGTCACTCAAAATGTCGTCGCAGAAGCCTTCCCCCAAATCGAATGGGGAAACAGAGGTTAATTTAAAGAAAGAGATTACTGAAGAGGTGAACAATCTTTTTAAGGCAAAGCCAAATGATTTTTCACCATCTTCAGAGTGGAAAGCTCCAGAAGATCTGGACAGTTTAGCGGATGAACTATTTGACATGCTCTATGAGCACACAAATAAATAGTTCTTGCCTATACTGGAGGTCAAGATGCGTCTTAAAGAACAAAAAGCTTTAATCCAAAAAGCACTTGATCATCCAGAGATGTATACTACAGAGGAAATCCTCTACATGCGTAAGCAACTCGATTATGTTCGCCGTCAACTTGCCATTAAGAAATGGAGAAAGTGGAAGAGCAGAGTTGGATTTGGTAACCCTAGTGAAACAAACTGATGCAAGTTAAATTTGTACAAGCAACTCCCAACCCAGAAGAGAACATGGCGTACATCGCTAGAGTCTCTAACCCAAACAATCAAGACAATCCTTCCTTTGAAGGACTTCTAAAATACTGTGTTCAACATCAGCACTGGTCGGTGTTTGAACAATCTTTTATGACTCTGGAAATTGAAACAACTCGTGGCATCGCAGCTCAAATTCTTCGCCATCGTTCGTTTACGTTCCAAGAGTTTTCACAACGTTATGCGGACGCTAACTTACTGGATAATAAAATTCCCGTTCCAGATCTGCGGCGGCAGGATCTCAAGAACAGGCAGAACTCAATTGACGATCTCAGTACCGAGACTAGGGCTTTTCTACAAGGGAGGATCGCTCAGTATTTTGCTGAGGGCATGGACTTATATAATCAGTTGTTGTCTGAGGGTGTTGCTAAGGAGTGTGCAAGGTTTGTTCTCCCTCTAGCTACTCCCACTCGCATCTACATGTCTGGTTCTTGTCGCAGTTGGATTCACTATATAAATCTAAGAACCGCAAACGGAACTCAGAAAGAACATATGGATATTGCCGAAGAATGTAAGTGGATCTTTATTTGTAAGTTTCCAACCGTTGCAAAGGCACTGGATTGGAGGTGTCCTAATGATGATTGTGGATGTGAAAGTATTCAACCTTCGTTGAGAATTGATTGATGGCAATTTATCCTGTGAAAAATTTAATAACTGGTGAGACAAAAGAACTTGACATGAGTCTCGCTGCTTACGAGCAGTGGAGAAAAGATAATCCCGATTGGGATAAAGACTGGATGGCAGGTGTTGGATCTGCCATCAGTGGCACTGGTGATTGGCAGAACAAGCTGCCTCAGGGGTTTAAAGACCGTCTGAATAACGTGAAGAAACATCATCCTTACGCAAAGTTCGATAGCATCTAAACCTATGCCCGTAAAATCCAAAAAGCAACCATCTATGGTCGGTCTGACCGCTAGACAAATGAGAAGAAAACCTATTGGTACTGAACACCTACTAAAAATCAAACCGATGACACCGACTCAAGAGAAGGTGTTTGAGGAGTATGATAAGGGCAAGAATCTTTTTCTTTATGGTTGCGCTGGAACTGGTAAATCTTTCGTAGCAATTTACCTTGCTCTCAAGGAAATCCTTGACGAGAAAACTCCTTACGACAAGCTGTATATTGTTCGTTCGCTTGTACCAACCAGAGAGATTGGATTCCTTCCAGGTGATCATGAAGACAAGAGTAACTTGTACCAAATTCCTTATAAGAATATGGTCAAGTATATGTTTGAGATGCCAGATGATGCTTCTTTTGAGGCACTTTATGCAAATCTGAAGTCCCAGGAAACTATTTCTTTCTGGTCAACAAGTTTTATTCGTGGAACAACAATTGACAACGCAATCATTCTGATTGATGAAGCTCAGAACCTTAACTTCCACGAGCTCGACTCGATCATCACTCGTATTGGCGTGAACTCAAAGGTAATCTTTGCTGGAGACGCTGCACAAACTGACCTGACCCGCACCAACGAGAAGAATGGTGTGCTAGACTTTATGAAGATCCTTGCTGAGATGGAAGAGTTTGCTTCTATCGAATTTGGGGTCCAAGACATCGTTCGTTCTGGACTTGTCAAATCGTACCTTATTAGTAAAATGAATCTTGGCTTTTAAACATCTCAACATACATGATTTTCGTGATCTGACCGCAGAAACGACCGAGGGTGGTAGAACGTATGCCGTTGATGGTGAACGTTACCCCTCGGTCACTACTGTAATTGGACATAGTAAAAAGAAGTCCATTATGGAGTGGCGGCAGCGTGTCGGTGAAGAGGAGGCGAATAAGATCTCCAAGCGTGCATCGACTCGTGGTAATAAGACTCACAAGCTTGCTGAGTTGTATCTTTCTAACCAAGATATCAGTAGATACAAGGACGATGTAATGTCTATGGGGTTATTTCACCTAATCAAACCCCATATAGATAACATAGATAACATACATGCCCTAGAGGCACCGCTGTATTCCAAGATGCTTCGCATCGCTGGAAGAGTTGACTGTATCGCAGAACATAATGGTGAACTCGCTATCATCGACTTCAAAACTTCAACTAAGTTAAAGAAGGAGGAGTGGATTCAAGATTACTTTGCACAAGAGGCAGCTTATGCTATAATGTTTCAAGAGTTGACGGGTCTTAAGGTTAAGAAACTCGTAACTATTATTGCATGTGAAACAGGTGAAGCACAGGTCTTTCAAATTTATGACAAGTTTAAGTATACTCGCAAGCTTAAAGAGTACATCGACGTATATAGAGAAGCACATGGGGACTGGTAGAATTGATGATGTCTTTGAAGAAAACTTCATGACTGCTGCCAAGTTCTCCCTAGAGATTGAAAGATTGGTAAAGCAATCAAACCTAAACTACATCGAAGCCATCGTACAATTTTGTGAAGACAAAAGTATTGAGGTTGAAACTGTAGGTAAGTTGATTTCTAAACCTTTGAAAGAGAAGTTGAAGTATGATGCTCAACGTCTTAACTTTATGAAAAAAACATCAAGGGGGTTCTTGGCACTGTGAGTGGATTTGAAGTCTATAAAATGTATCTCTCTTTGAAATTACACTTCACTTCTAAAACATTTGATTACTTCAAGTACGGAAATTCAGCAAAGGCATCGCAGCAAGCTTTCGATAGCAGAAAGGACAAATACTTCTTTGTGAAGTTGTCCCGTAAGTTTAAAGAAGATGAGCTGCGAGACTTCTTTGTGTCTAATCTTATTGTGGATGGTGGTCAGTGGGTAGGTCAGATAGCAAGAGAAGGATCTAAGAACTACACAGACTATCTAAAAAGGATGCAGTCTCTCTCCTATCTGTTCTCTCAAGACGTGTCCACCCTTCACTCGATCTCAAGTAAATTTGACGACCTGTTCAGGACAGAAAGTGTCCATCCCCCCTTGATAAAAGCTCACCTGGGTGGTAGAATAACTCTGGAGACACTCTCTATCTTCCAAAAGATCTTTAAGTATGTCGATCATCTCGATAAGACAATCAACGATCAGGTAGTGTGGGAACCTCTAAAAAATAGAGTAGTGAAATACGAACCCTTTCTTCACATCGATGCTCTTAAATATAAAAAGATCATCCAGAGAGAATTCTTATGAGTAAATTTTTTGAATCCGAGGTAGTTCAGCAAGAACTAAAAAGAATGCAAGAACTCTACATCGAGATCAACAAGATGGGTTTGCTGCTCACAGCATCACAAAAGAAAATTCAGTTAGAGAAGATGATCGATCTGATTGATCTTCAGCAAACCATGTTCATGAGAATTTCTTTGTGCGATGACGATCAAGCTAAAGATTTCATGGAGCAGATGAGAAATGCTGCTAAAATGCTGGGCATGAATCCTGCAGATGTAAATGCAGCATTCTATGAGACCCTGAAGGAGGATGTCAAAAAGATGTTGAGTCAGCTTGACACCTTCTAAATAGTATGCTACCCTTAGTGGGTAGTAATACGACAAGTACACCAAAAATACGGAGAATACACATGTCTTTTGCATCCCTCAAAAAATCCAGCTTCACTGATCTGCTTGCCAAAGCAGAGACTCTGAACAAGACTGAAACCAAAGGTAGTAGCGATGATCGCCTTTGGAAGCCTGAGGTAGATAAAGCAGGTAACGGTTACGCTGTGATCCGTTTCCTCCCTGCACCCGAGGGCGAAGACCTGCCCTGGGCACAAGTTTGGAGTCATGCCTTCCAGGGTCCTGGTGGTTGGTATATTGAGAACTCCTTGACAACTTTGGGCAAGAAAGATCCCGTGTCGGACTACAATCGGGTCCTCTGGAACAGCGGCAACGACGCTGATAAAGAGGTTGCACGTAAGCAGAAGCGTAAGCTGAATTACTACAGCAACATTTATGTTGTGAAGGATTCTGCTCACCCCGAGAACGAAGGTCGCGTCTTCCTGTACCGTTATGGTAAGAAGATCTTTGATAAGATCATGGAAGCTATGCAGCCTGCATTTGAAGATGAGAAGCCTGTCAATCCTTTTGATCTGTGGCAGGGTGCTGACTTCAAGTTGAAGATTCAGAAGGTCGCTGGTTATTGGAACTACGACAAGTCTGAGTTTGATCGTGCTGGTACTCTGGGTGATTATGAAGATGCCAAGCTGGAAGCAATCTGGAAGCAAGAATATAGTCTGACTTCCTTTACTGCTCCAGATCAGTTCAAGACCTACGAAGAGCTGAAAGAGCGTCTCGATTCTGTGCTGACCAATACTGTGTCACCTTCTCGCATCGATCGCGAGACTGTTGAAGATGAGGAGGAAGAATTCAGCCCCTCTCTTCCTACTTTCGAGAGTCGTTCTCGTGTAGATGAGGCATCCGTTGAGGATGAAGATGATACCATCTCATACTTCGCCAAGCTCGCTGCTGAGGATTGATGTGGAGAATATGGTCTAAAGCGTTAGGGGAGAAAGCAACAAATGATGACAGAGAAGCAGACTACGTTGCTGGTGTACGGACTATTATATTCTGTACTTATCTCATTACTAATCTTTTTATTGTTGCGGGGGTCGTAAGACACTGGAACGATTCCCCAAACTGCCCTCCCCAGGCAAAATCCACTTTTTAGTTACAAAAAACCCCGAAAAAAATTTCGGGGTATTTTTTTGCTCTAGGGTTTTTATAACTTGATGTCAGAGAAAGAAAGTCCAATAGACAAATCACCACCTCGTAGTAAGATTTTTTGATACGCTTGTACAAAATCTTCAATTAGGTCTGGTTTTATGATTTGAATTTTTTCTTTTTCCTCATTCAAACGATCTTCATATTCGTAGAAGGAAACAGGAACAACTGGAGCAACCGTGACTGGGAATCCACCAGAATCTGAATATGTAAGAGTATATGTGGAAGGAACTACCAGTCCAGCTTTAAGAAGAACATTTCCAGAATCGTCTGTTACTTCTGTTGTCTCATATTGCTTTGTTGCTCCAGGGTTCTCGTATTTTGAGAAAACATACTCATTCAGTGCAATATTTGATCTTGGCCACTGATCGTGATAATTCACAATATCATTAGCGATCAAGATTGTCCAGTTATAGAATGGATTCGAATAATACTCTTGAGCTATGGTTTCTGGGGTTTCTCCGTTGTTTACAATATATTCGTCAAAAAGAGAAATTTCGTTTTTGTAATTATCGAGAATTTGTGCTCTGCGCCAAAGATTCTTGACTGCAAGAATTCGAGTATCTGCAAATCCAGGATTTATATTGTAAAGTACGTCTGGTAAATTAGATAATGTCATTTTACAGACCTGCCTCTAAATCTTGTCTTGTGAGTGCTGTAATTTCTTTGAAAGTTACTTCGCAAGTTACAATTGGAATGTATCCTTCAAATGTTGTTTGGAAGAAGTTAGCTGGAGCAGCATTTACTGTCATATTTGTCAAAGCACAAAGTTTAGTTCTTGGAAGTAATTTGTGATTTTCAGATACTCCATTTTCAGATACAAATTTTGGGTTTATTTCATATACATCTGGAAATCCTAATAATCCAACCTTATCATCTGGATGCATACCTTGTTTGAAGAATATATTAATAATTTTTTCAATCTCATTAGCAGTTGTATCATCTGGAGCAAACATTTCAAAGGTAAATCTAAACTCCCTGTTTGCCATCCTCTGAAAAAACTGTACAGCGTTTTCATTAGGGGCAAGTCCAGCAAGACCCACTAAATTTGTTAATCCTGCTCCGCTAGTTACTTCTAGTGGTGAGTTGATTTGAAATGGGTTGATTCCTTGAGAAGCTCCAGCTAAAGCTGCACCAGTGAGTCGCTGTCTGGGTGTTTGGGCTGCTCCAGTACCTTGATTTGCTGCAGCACCAGCTGCACCCAAAAGAGATCCCAACGTCGCACTTGTCGCAAGTTGTACAACACCTTGAGCAACATTTCCAGCAAGGAGAGCGAGAGTACCAAGTCTAAATGTGTTATTCCACTCAGCTCCATAACTATACTGAACCTCATTTGGTAAAACAATATCTAATGTTGTTCCTTTTGATTGTTGTTCAGTTTTAGATGCAGACTCTATTAATTGTTTAATTTCTTCCCATCGGGTTATTGGTCTTTTAGTACCATTTGCGTTTGTGGCTTCTACTGGAGGACCAGTTTCTACTATTTTATTAAACTGTTCCTCTGTAAGACCAGTAATAGGAATATTGCTTTGGGGGGTTGGTGCTGCTCCTCTGCGATTGCCGCCTGTAACAGGAAGACCTGCTGCTCTTCTTTGAGATGCTGTTGGATTTATAGTTGAAGAAGATGACAAAGAAGTGCTGCCTGCATCTTGCCCATAAAGAGCTCTAGCTGGTCCTCCAACTAAACCACCTGCAACACTATTAAAATTTTTTATTCTACCTTGAGTTCCAAGTTTAGATGCATTCTCAGCGTTAGCTAGTCCAGAATTGTACTCATACCTTTTAATCTGCAAATACGAAGCATAAGGTATTTTGGAAACTCCATTTGGATATGAATAATTTGCCATTATCTATTCCTGTGAAATTTGTCTAAGGGTAATTGGCTCAAAATGATTGCATCTGCTTCGGTCAACTCATAAAAATTCGTTTCCCTATTTCTAGGAATGTAATAATGTAGAGTTTCTTTAGGTAAAGCTCTATTTTTATTATTTAGAATCGATAACCTCTGCTTTGGAGAAACATAATGCAAGTTTGCTCCCAAGATGTTTCCTTTTCGTTCTACCACCTTTATAAGAGGATATTGATCCCACTCTTTTAGTACAGACCTCCATTTTGGATCATACTCAAAGAAGTAAAAATTATCTTCCTTTACAGTACTTCCTTTTCCTACCCCAGCCTCGTCTAATATCAAGAAGACCTCATATCTCAGTTCGCTATTTGATATCTTCTTGCCTTTATATTCTTTGATGAGATTATCAAACTTTGAGTTCGACTTCTGTGATGATTTTGAACTTCCAAAGCCTGTCCCTGCAGAATTCTTCTGCTGCTTTCCACTTTGCTTGGTTGATGGCATAATTCGCTACCTCCGTTATGTATCTCTTGGTAACTTTCTTTTGAGGTTGCGGACCATCGACTTGAGCCTTTGGTTTCACCTCAACTAAGTATGTTTCGGTACTTCCATCTGTTTGTTTTACTTTCATGTAAAAATCAGGGAAATAACGATGCCATCGACCGTCAATTGGCGATTTATATGGAATGACATATTCTTCACTAGACCATTCGATCACATTTTCGTTGTGATCGCAGTAATACATGAACTTGCGTTCCCAAAGAGATCGGTATATAATGTTAGTCGGATCTCCTTTGTATTTCCTGTAGTGAGTAGGTCTGTACTTCCCTTTATATGACGCCATAAATAAATAGGATTCACCCCATAATGGGTATTTATGGCAGCTTATACGTCACTCAGAACTGTTTCTCAATTTATATCTTCAATTGTCAAAGAAAAGGGTGGTCCATCTAATGCCACTCTTTACAATTTTAATTGTGCGATTACGGGTGATCTTGCAACATATTTGGAAGGATTTGGAATACAACGATCTGACTGGAATACCTCATCAAACTGGGATTTTTTATGTAATGAAATTCAGATACCAGGATTGACTTTTACCACCCAAGATATTCGTTCATATCATAAAGGTAAAAACATCAAAGTTCCATCCGCCAAAATTTTTAATGAATTTGACGTATCATTTTATTGTGATACAACTTCCACTCCATATAGATTTTTTAGAGGTTGGATGGATTTCATTTCTGGTTATTCGACCGACTCTCCATATACCAAAGATCAAGCATTAAATAGACAAATTCAAACAAATCCAGTTCGTTTCTATAATGATATAGCTCAAACTTTATCCATATATAAAATGGAGAAAACTGGACCAACGGGTAAAGCAAAAACTAAAAATTATTGGACACCATATGCGGTAACCTTACAAAATGCTTATCCCTTTTCTATGTCATCCATTCCTCTTTCTAGTGCGAGTGCAAACGGTCTAGTAAAAGTTACTGTAGGTATCTACTACGAAGTGTCCAAACCATTTATACCATAAGTCATTATGCCATTACCATCTATTTCAACACCAATTTACGAATTGGTGGTGCCTTCGACAAAAAAGAAAATTAAGTATCGCCCATTTCTTGTTAAAGAGCAAAAACTTCTTCTGATTGCACTTGAAACTGGAGAAGAACAAGAAATTCTAGATGCAATCATTCAAATCTTTGAGAATTGCATCGTAACACCAAACTTCAAAATTGATGATCTTTCTCTGTTCGATGTTGAATACATCTTCTTGAACATGAGAGCAAGATCAATTCAAGAAGAAATTACGATGCGTGTAACCTGCCCAGACGATCAAGAAACGGAGATTGAGGTTACGTTCCAAGTAAATGACATCAACGTTCATTTCCCTAAAGAACACAAGAAGGAAATTAAGCTTGATGACAATACTCTTTTGGTTATGAAGTATCCAAACCTTGAGTATTTTGCTAAAGTCAACTTTACATCAGAGGCTCCAGATCCATATGATCTGGTTGCTAGTTGCATCAGCAAGGTATTTGTTGGTGAGGATGATTATGGTGAGTTTTCTTTTGATGAAGCAAAAGAATGGGTGGAAAAATTGACCAATAAGCAATTTGAAATGATTCAGGAATTTTTCAATACGATGCCAACTCTGAAGCATGTTCTTAAAGTTAGAAATCCAAATACCAGAGTTGAGAGTGAAATTGTTATCGAAGGTCTTGCAAATTTTTTCGCATAGCCCTTTTCCATGAGAGTCTTATGGCATTTTATAAGACCAACTTCGCTTTAGTACAGCACCATAAATATAGCTTGACTGATATTGAAAATATGATTCCTTGGGAAAGGGATGTCTATATCAACTTACTAGCTGCTTTCCTGCAAGAGGAAAGAGAGCGTGTAGAACAAGAAAGGCAAAGAAATCGTAGATAAAATGCCAAAGAGTCCAATCGATGTAGCATTACTGACAGCAAGTGCTGATAGTTTCGCTGCGGCGTTGGACAATTTTTTATTGAAAGAACAGAAATATATTGAATATCTCAGATCAAGACAGAGGTTTTACTTCGTAACTGCGTTTGTTGAGAAGTTCATTAATGTTACCCCAACACTTCCAGAGGTAGAAGTAGCAGAGGAACCTTCTGGTGGAATTCCTTCATTTAGAAGAGGTAGAGGTAGACAGAAGCAACCACAGCAGCAACCAGTCACTGCACCAGTTCCAGCACCCGCTCCTGCTCCCGCACCTGCTCCTGCACCAGCTCCACAACCACAACAGGGACCTTCTTTTCCTCCGCAGATTCCTATTCCTAGGTTACGAGACTTGGAACCAGGATTTGCTGCAGGATTGCAGCAATTTGCTGCAGGATTGCAGCAAGGTGCCGAGACGACTGTTTCAGTTTTAGATGATTTAGGTTTTGCATTCTCTATTTTATTTGTAAGAAAATATGCATATGCAAAAGGTGGAACGACACCAGGAACTTTAGTTTCTTATCCTGAAGGTGGATTTGTTAAAAAACCAGTTCTGACCAGAATTAATCCATCTGGTGAACCAACAATAATTATTCCAGCACCACAAATCGGTGATATTATCAAAGATTCTTTTGGCATGGTTGGATCTTTGATGGTTGGTGTAACGGACTCTCTTCTTGAGTATTTGCCAGCTGGAGAATCAACTGCATCTGTTCTTCTTGGATTCCAGTCGTTGAGAAGAACGTTTGGTTCAACCAAAATGCCTAGTCCAATTCCAGGGGGAGCTGGAATGTTGGCAAAACTCGATAAATCTCAATTGGGTATTGCTAATTTTATTGAGACGTTAAACATACCCCTGCCATTTTTACAACAACCAACTCCTCCCCCAGGTCCAGTTATACAGGGTGATAGTGCAGACTTTTGGACCTTAGCAGCTATTGCATCTTTGGAAGGAGTAACTCCTCAAGGAGAAGCAGACGTAGCGCAGGTTGTGTATAACAGAGTTGCATCTGGAGTGTATAGTGTCAAAACTATAAAAGAAGCTGTTTTATCTCCAGGGCAGTTTCAACCAGTCAGAGAATCTGATCAGAATTTGTGGAGAGCTATTGGAGATAGGGATACTGCTATTGCTGCTGTGGCATCTCATAAAGGAAAGGGAATTGCTACAGCGACACAATATGTCGATGAAGCAGCAGCAAATATTACAAATCCTCAGTTGCAGGCAGATGCTGCTAACTTTGTTGGAGGAAGAACTGACTTTGCCGTTCCTTCTGCAGCAAACATTTATCCTGGGGGAATAGCAGATAGAACTAGACATGGGCATTTATTTGGATGGTATGTTGGTCCAGGTTCTATCTCATACGGAAGAACAAATCCAGGACCAGCAGGAATACCACCAAGCTTTAGTAATCTTGTAGCAGCTGCTCGTCCACCAGGGCAAGGTGGTGGATGGCTGGAAATGCTTTCTAGATTCTTACCTAATACTGGTAATGTCATAGCTCCTAGAGGAACTGAATTTGTTGGACAAGGAACAGTCAAACAAAAACTATTAGGAATTGATATTGGAGAGACGAAGAAGACATATACTCAAGAAGATATCAATAGATTCAACCAAAGAAGTGCTAGAAAATTAATACCAACATCTAGATGGTATCAAGGTCCACAAGGGCAATTTGATGCACAAGCAACAAAAACTGTATCTCCACAAGGAGATGCTCAGAGATCTTCTAATCCAAGATTGAACCAAGCTATTCAAAATGCTAGAGATGTGGTCAATATGCCAGGTGGATCTCAGTATAGAGGTATCGTTGAAAGTGCAGTTGATACATCTATAAAACAGCAACAATATTATGATACACTCAGAGAAACGATGAAACAAACGAGTACCCCTGGGTGGGATAAAACTATGGATCTGAGAGGAAACGAGCAATCAAGATCTCTTACTCCCTCAAAAAGACCAGAAGAAAATGTTACTGTCGCTTATGCTCCAGTTTATATACCTGGATCTGTAACTTATGTGCCGATGTCAAATTCTAAAGAAGAAGATGACTTCGATTATTTTGATCCATTTGGTAGGGGTGTACGCAATTCATCAGAGGGGTTTGCAATAACGTAATATGGATAAGAAGTACGCTATTGATCTACAAACTCTTGAAGAGACTTGCGATAACTTCGCAAAGTCGATGGAGGGGTATTTAAAGACTGAACTTAAGTATTTTGATTACTTAAGAACTAGACCAAAATTCTTCCTTGGTAAGAAATACGTTCATAACAGAATTGTAATTGGAAAGATACCTGTTCCAAAGGAAGAGGCAGAAGTAAAAGTTGATCTTAGACCTAGAAGAAATCAAAGGGGAAGAACTAAAACTCCAGTAAGAGTAAATCAACCAGTTCGTCAAGCAGAGGCACAGGAGCAGGTTGCACAACCAGCTCAGACTCCAGTTAATGTTCCTCTTGCTTTGAGTGGAGCACCAAAAACTAAACAGACTCCAAAGGCTGCTCAGGTTCCAGCAACTGCCCCACAAGTAAAACCACCAGGGCAACAACCACCTACGATTCGTCCGAAGCAACCATTTGTTCCAAAACCACCTCAGGTTCCTGCAAATAAGATTGTCCGTTCTCCAAGAACTGCTACAACAAAACCAACAGTCAATATTAGATCTGGTTTACCAACTGGAAACAAAATTGGATTGGCTGCTATCCTTGGGGGTCAGGCTTTACAAGAATTTGAGAACAAAAAAGCAGAAGAAAGAGCTAACCAACTTTTAGATCTTAAAACTAAAGATAAGGCAGAGTATAAAAAACGTTTAAATGAACTGAGATTAGAGGCAAAGGACGAAAAACTTATATATCCTGTTCTTCAGTTGACTGGCGCTCCATTTGTTCCAGCGGCTATTATTTTGAAAGCACTGGGAGAACTTAAAGAGGAAGAAATACCTTTAACCATACCTGGACAGACTATAAATTTAACAGCAGATTTAAATGCAGATGGATCGCCAATCAACACCACTGAAGCAAAATCTCTTAGAGAATTAGAGAAACAGATTGAGGAAACTGACAGGAAATATGGTGTAACCTTAAATGCAAAAGGTGGTGTTCCAAGTGGACCAGGAAGGGCATTAATCGGTGAACGTGCAAGTAGAAAAGGAGATGAGCTTGTTGCTAGAGTGAGTCAGATGCCAGAGATCACTCGATCAATTTATCGAGAGATCGGATCTGTATTGCTTGGAGCAACTTATTCTGTTGCTTATGCTTTACCACATGGAAGATCTTCCTCTAGAGTTTTGAATGATATTACACAACTCGCAAGAACCTTTGGAATGGATAGAATATCCCAACCAGAGGGAGTTGGAAGAGCTGCTGGAAGTATGGAAGTTTTTAATGTTGAGGGATTCCAGCAAAAATTACAACAAGTAGCATCCCACAAAGAAATTAAAAGAAGACCTGGTTCAGCTGGAGAAGCATCTGAACAACCTCAAGAGGCACCACAATTTGCACCATTAAACATTCCTGGTGGGGTTAGAATTGATGCTACTGGTGAACCTGGTGTAGACTTTACTCCAGATGGACATTATAACTTAGTCGTATTCCCAGGTAGAGTTATTGAATGGGGGTATCAATATAATCCAAATAGAGTTGGTGGTGATCGTGAAATGGGATCTGGTTATGGTAACTATGTCATAATTAGAGGTTCTCACCCACAATATCCAAATGAGCAATTTGATCAACTTTATGCTCACTTTCCAAGTTCTGAAGTAAACAAATATGTAAGACCTGGAGACACAGTACAAAGAGGTCAGGTTCTTGGATTGATGGGAACAAGATCTCATCCGAGATCTGAAGTTGGTAGTTTGACTGGTCCTCACACCAGTTTAGATTTTCTGAGTCCTAACACAACTTCCCCTTATCCAAGGTGGAGATCTCTGGTTCCATATGTCGGAACTGGTGGACCTGGTAGTGGTCAAGGGGGATTGACTGAATTTATATCTATGTCCAATTCTCAGTATCAGCAAATGATATTGAATAGTGGTTTAATACCAGAGTCAGAAAGAGAATCTACTAGACAATACTGGGAGGAACAAAGTAAAACAGGATCATTCAATCTGCCTGGATTAATGGCTAGATTCTTGATGTCTGTGACTGATGAATTGAGATTTAAGACAGATCTTATGTTCAAAGGTCTCGGTGAGGGTGTTGAATTTAGTGCTGATTTTACTGGATCTGGACCATCGAATCCAAAGACTATCTTTGGAAGAATCTTCAAGGGAAGAAAGTTAGCTGATTTTGCAGATCAACAAATCACAAAACTTTTCTGGCAAAAATGGAAACCAGATATATTTAAAAAACTGGCAGGTGCAAACTACGCTGGTCAATATTTTACACCAGATCTGATGACATCGATAAAGTATGCTGGTAAGAATGGAACAGTAATTGTTCTTCCTCGCGCTCAGGGAGCAAGAGGACTTAAAAACTTCTTTGGAAGTAGAATTAGTAGGGGATTTGATCCTACCAAGGGTATCGAACAGTTTGTTAGGACCAGTGATGTTCAGAGATTGTTCAGTCAATCTGCTGCTCAGGGTAGAAAAATTGTATATGATTTATCAAAGGCGGCAGATGTTGAAGCTCTTAAAAAGTTAGCTAAAATTAGTTCTAAGACTAGTCCCATTCTCGCTAAGTTTGGTAGAGCAATTCCTTTTCTTGGAATTGCTGCTGCAGTATACGACGTTCAAGATAGAATTAGAAAGGGTGATTATGGCGGAGCAGCTTTAGGTGCTATATCTGCAATTCCTGGTCCGTTCGGGTGGGTTGGTCTTGGAGCTCAGGTTGCATATGATATGGGCAAAACTCAAAAACCAGTTTATAGACCTGGCGGTGGCAGACAAGAAAGAAACCTTCAAAGAAGTAGGTTAAATAGAAGTGTAGTTGTCCCTGTACCAGTTAGAGGGAGTTCTCAAGTTGTTCCTATGCCAGTTAGAAGAAGAAATCTTCGTGGTGGTGGATCAGTTGTGATAAGTCCATTTAATAAAGGATCAAAGAAAAAGTAAATGGCAGAGATTGCATTTCCGACTATTGCTGATGTAAATGAAACTTTATCCAACGTTAAAAAGTTGGTTGAAGATAGGAATGCCCTTATCAATTTTTATTTTGGTGATGATATCTACAAAGACTTTTTGCTTGCTGAGAGACTGCAGGATATTGCAGAAGCAGATCGTAGAGATGATAGGACAACTGTATCTAACGTAAACTTAGATCAAACTGATGTTTATCAAGAAGCATCTACGTTTAAGAGGTTTAGCAACTTCTTAAATCCAGGAGATCTTAGAGATGTTGATCTTGATCCCATAACTCCTGGTATAATGGGAGCAGCAGAAAGAGCTGCTAGAGATGCTAAAGATAAGAAAGTTAGATCAGCAGATGAGGAGAAGAACTGGCAAAGGTGGATTGATAATGCAATCAATAGAGCTAGAGGTGGTGGATCAACTCCTTCAGGAGGTGGAGGTGGTGGATCCAATCCTCCAACTACTAGACAAGCAACTGGTGGATTAATTAGTGGAACGTCAGCATTAATGCCACCAGTTCCATCTGTGTCTGCAGCTCCTGCAGGAGCAGCTCCAGGTGGAAGTCAGGTAGAATCTTTAAAGGAAGCAGGATTTACTGATTATAGTAAAAACATCTCAGAAAAACTCGATGAATCATTAGATATTGATGGATCTCTGAAGAAAGCTCTTGCAAGTGCAGTTGCTTTGCCACTTAGATCTGTTGCCTCTGGATTGATGGACTTGATGTCATCATTACCAATTCATACTAAAGAGCAACAAGACGCAGTATCTCAAAATATCAATTATCTCTCTAATGTATTCGGTCTTCCAAAACCACAATTACAGAATGCCCCATCTTCATCATCTCAATTATCTCTAAGGGGTGGTAACCAGACTACAACAAATACAAACAATAATCAAACTACTTCTGGTACGGCAAGTCCTGCTGGATCCCCCGCCGCACCACTAGTAACTGGAGCTAATGGTCAACAATTGACTGGAACTCCAGGATCCATGGCACAATCAGCTACTAGTAATACTGGACAACCCCCCTCTACAAGACAATATGGACCTGGTTCTTTTCAAAATGTTTTTGGAAATGGTGGAGTAATAAGTGGTACTGGAGGTGGAATACTATCTGAAGTATCCAGAGCACCAGATTCCTTAAAGTCGAGCTTTACTTTCAATCCATCGATGTCATTTGGTGGAGACATGATGAAGTCTTCATCTTTTAATACTTCTCTTGGATTCGGGCTTCAAAATATGAGTTCCAATTCATTTGGAACAAATGCTCCAGAGTTTATATCTAAGATTGTTTCTCTATATAATAATCCATCTTTTACAGAGAATGTCTCTAGTATAGCTGATAGAAATCCAGATTTGCTCGATCTTACTAATCAATTGGAAATGGATATTATCGCTAGCCAAGAAGAGAAAACAAAATTCGAAGTCCAATCTTTTGCTCAGGCAACACAAATATCGTCTCCAAGTGCAGCAACTTCTTCTCCATCCTATGATACTGAATCAGATGCCGAAGTTGAATTATCTGTCAGTCCATTTTTTGATGTTTACGCTAGGACAAGTCAATTCGCATGAGTAAGTCTAATTTTAAACTAGGTTATTTGAATATCACAATCGAGGGGGAAAAGAAGTCCTTTGGTGATAGTCACTTGTTGCGATTGAACTACTTCGAAGATATTCAATCATCAAATCTTAGGGTATCTGTAGAACTCACTGATACAGAGACTGGTGTGCTGTCGAAAATTTTTGGATTTGAACCAGTACAACTTAAGTTCTTTGACAATCAAAATACAAAGGACGCAAATTTTATCGAACTTAACATGGTTGTTTACTGTGTTACTGATAAGATGATTATTGATGGATCTAAATCAAAAGCAACTTTGCATCTTGTTAGTCCAGATTTTATCAATAATACAGCTGCCAAATTATCTGTACCAATCAAAAACAAAACTCCAACAGAAGTTGTAGAGTATTTGATAAGGGATATACTACAAAGTCAATATCCTTTAAATGCTGATAAAGCAAGTAATAGACTCAGTTTTATCACTAATTTCTGGAATCCATTTACTATCATACAATTCATGTCTGATAAGTCAATTTACACAAAGAAGAGTGGTACATCTGCTACTGCTGGGTTTTTATTCTATGAGAATCAGACTGGATACAACTGGAAAGCAATCGATAGCTTAGTTAAGCAAGAAGCGAAATTCAGAGTAGTTGTCGGTGGTAGTTTTGGAGAGGATGAACTTAAAGAAGATAGAAGTTTAATTCAAGTTGATAAGATAAATGCAACACAAACTAGTGATGTATTGCAGGGAATCAACTATGGAAGTTATGCTGCTCGATTGATTACTTACGATGTTGGATCTAGAAAGGTAGTCGATCAATCTTACAAAGCTCTGGAGGTTTATAAGGACATTCCTAAATTGAATGAGTCGGAACTTCCAGATTATTACAGTGCTGTTGCTGCTCCAACACGCATCATGTCAAAAGTTCTGGACAGCACTCTGTTCTTGGAAGGTTCATATACCAAAGATGCAAATAGAGTTGCTTTCCAATCTGCATTTAGAGGAAAAATGCTGTTCAACAAGAAAGTTGAACTTGAATACTATGGTAGAATGGATGCAGAGATTGGAGATGTTGTTTTGCTTGCAAGCTACTTCGGTAAAACAAAACAACTTAATGTTCAAGACAGTGGAAAATATTTGATCGGAAAAGTAGAAAGAGAATGGAGAACATCAACTGGATCTATGATTACAAAATTAACCCTATATAGTGATAGTCTTGGTAACCTCACTGAAGACGGGAAGAAGAACGTACTTAAAGGTATTTTTGGTTAAAGATGGCACTTTTAGAAGCGACAGCTAACTTTATCGGTAAAGATGGTTTCAACTGGTGGATGGGTCAGGTTGAAAACAACGGATCTGGAAAGAATAAGGATGAAACTGGTAAAGTTCAAGTCAGAATTCTTGGATACCATACTAAAAGCAAGAAAACTTTAAAGACTGATGATCTTCCCTGGGCATCTGTTATGATGCCTGCAACTTCTCCTCAGACAAATGGTATTGGTAGTGTTCACCAATTGGAGAAAGGTGCTTGGGTAGTTGGATTCTTTATGGATGGAGCCGCGGCTCAAATTCCTATTGTCTTAGGAACAATCGGTGATAACCACTTAGGAACCTACGGTCAAGAATCTGCAGAAGAAGGATTCAAACCTATTGTTTCTCCAAACTATGATAAGAAAAAGCATGGAGATTCTGGATCCCTGCCTGGTGGAACTGGATCTACAACTACAGGAGGTGCTGGTCCAATATCATTACCAGTCGTCCCATTTGGCGGTGGCGGAGGAGGTGGAACTGGAACTGCAGGATCGCAGGAAAAGAGAGGTAAAGGTAAACAGCAAACTGACAGCCAGAAAGCAGCAGATAAGCGTAAGTGCTATGTTGTCAATATTGCAAATGGCAAATGTGGATCGGAGGCAGAGACAAAGATCGGCACTCCACTGAATGAATTGTTTGCATTTGCTAGGAATATTGAGAAGAACCCGATCGGGGAATTTATCAACAAAAATACAGGAAAGGTAGAAGATTTTGTTGGTAAGATTCAGAAGACCGCTAATAGAATCCAAAATGGAATGAGTGGTCTTTTGGGTGGAATCAAAGGATGGGTCTTAAGGGAGGTTCAGAAGTTCATCCGAAAGCAGATGGACAAGATCAAGATTCCAAATCCAGATATTCTACAACCAGTCAAGAAACAACTCAAATCATTTGGAGATCTGATTGCTTGTTTGTTTGACCAAATTCTAGGAGAAATTGGTAACTTTATTATGAATCTTCTTCTTGACATGGTTGGGAAGATTCTTGACACAGCTCTTTGTCTGATCCAAGACATTCTTGGCAAGATCATGGCTCAAGTTATGAGCCTGCTGCAGCAGGGTCTCGCAATTATTTCTGGTATTTTAAATGGTATCAAAGGTGCTATTGGATTAATTCAGGGATTGATTGCAAAGATTGGTGAGTTTCTTGATCTCTTCTGTGATGGTGCTCTGTCCTGCTCTATTGGTGCAAGTGTATTCAAAACTTGTCAGGGTGAAGATACAGAAGGAAGAGATGCTAAGCAGAAAGAGGTTGATCAATATAAAGTTAAGCCTCCTGCAAATGGATCTGTTATTGGAAATGGTAAACCAAATGCTAAGGGATATGTCCCATGGCAAAGTTCTGACGGTAGAAAATACGCATATGACACCAAAACAGGTGATCTTAAAGCTTTAGATGGTGGTGGAACAACGGGAGTGAATAATTCTCAACAATTTAAGGAAGAAACTGGTATTGACAACAATAGCTTTGATACCAGAGGTCCACTCGATAAGTTTGAAGACTTTATTGATAATCTGGGAGATCCTGTACCACTGAATTGTAGCAATAGTCTTCTGAATAAGAATCCTTGCTTCCCCAAAATGGTGTTTGATGCCCTACAGTCAAGCACACCAATCAAAGCTCTTCCAATTATTGATAGCGTTGGATCAATTGTTGGCACATTTGTCAAGAAGGCAGGTGGAGATATTCCTAATCTCGGTCTCAACGCTAAAGCAAGAGCTGTCTCTACATGTAATGAACAAGAAGGAAATGGTGCTACGTTTAAACCCGTCATCAGAAATGGTAAAGTCGAAAGAGTTGATGTTCTAACTCCTGGTGTTGGATATGGATTTAGTATTGATGATGCTATCTGTCCAAAAGAACAATACTTTATTTTGATTGTCAATAACGAACTGAAATCTTACATCTCAGAGGGAACGGTTCTTAATCTTGTTAAGCTTGCAGATGGAACTGTAGTTGAGAATCAACCATCCATCTTACAAGTTGATGATCCCGATTACCAAGGAACTGGAAAAATTTCTTTGGCAACAATCACCCCAGAAGATGAAGTTCTAATTCAACCTGGTGCTGTCTTGACAACTCCAGATGGATATGAATTTACAATCAACTTCACCGAGAAGTTCTTAGACTTCTTCATTCCACCAACTGCAACAGCAATTTATGCTGGATGCTCAGATCTCATCCCAATCATGAATGATATTACAATCACGAACGTTGGAGAAGGATATAAAGATCCTAAGATCTATGTTGGAGATGAAGAAGTTGGAACAGTTACTACTGACTCTAGAGGTAGATTGGTCAAACCAACATTAACTAAGAAGGTTATTGGATTCGTAGAACCAAGAATTGAACCAGCTGGTGATTCTCCAGCAGCAATTGTTCCATCCTATGAGTATAGTGGACCAAGAGCAATCAAGGAGCTCCTACCACTGCAAAGCTACATAGATTGTGTTGGTCACCCTGCAGTAAAGATTTGATATGGCAATTACACCTGAACAGGCAAACGCTGTAAATCCAACGCCGCCTAATGGATCGGTAAACGAGAATAAGAATCCACAATCTGTAACTGAATACCCAAAAAACTATTGCACCACAACTCAGTGTGGGCATCATTTCGAGCTGAATGGATCGAAAAATGGTGAAAGAATTAGATTACTTCACTGTAATGGTCACTTCATCGATATTGATGAAAAGGGAGACATCTATATTAATGCAAATGAAAACATTCATGCTGCAGCACCAGGCAACATGACCGTTAAGGTCGGTGATGATGTCGAGAAGGACAAATTAACGATTCACGTTGTTGGAAATGCTCATCTCCAAGTCGAAGGTGATATGCATACCGAAGTCTGGGGCGATCGTTATGATAAAGTAGATGGAAAATGGGAGATGAGAGCAGATAATATGCTGCTAATCTCTAACAATAATGTTGGAATCAGTGCTGATAATAATCTTAAGCTCGATGCTCCAAATTTCTCTACAAAAATGTCATTTGGAGAGAATGATCTCGAAGAAGGTGGAGAGATTGTAGATACGATCAAAGGCAACAGAGTCATCGAGATGACCAAACCTGGTGGTGTGTTTGCAATTAGAAGTGCTGGGGATTTGCAGATTCTTACTGCTGGGTGTCGTTATGATAAGGTAGAAAGAAATTATTTTACCTATGTCGATGGTAAAATGAAAACCAGCGTTGTCGGTGAGGATATTGATTGTGAAGATAACGCAGATGATAATACTTCTGGATCCTGGGTAAAAAAACCCGCTGATAGTCCATATGGAAACCCTACTGCTTGGCAAGTAAACGCTGGAGAATCTGCTAGAATTGTATCTACTGATCTACACTTATATGCAGATGAAAATATGCTGATTGAAGCTCAAGGAGATAAAATTGAGGTCAAGTGTGACAACGGAATTTACTTAAATTGACAAAATTATGGAAGTGACTTATACTACCAGTGGTGTTAAAGAATACCATATGAGTTTGACATTTGCTGAAGCTGTCTTCCTAGAAGAAATATTACAAAGACACTTGGATGACTACGTTGAAGAATTAACCAAAGAAAAGTTTCAAGATCCAAAGACAGATCAAACAAAAGCGTATCAGTTTTATAACCTACATAGAAGAGCAGCAGTAAGTTTGCTGCAAAAGTCAAAAGAGGTCATCGACAGATCCACTTTGTAAACTGGCACACCCCTTGACATTCTGCCCGATCCAGTGCTATTATAACTACGTTGTGAACAGCAAACACCATGATTGATGAATACGTGACTCACTGCTCTGTTGACATCGCTTCCCGCCGCTTTACTTTGTTTAGCAGTGAAGGTGCGATCAAATCTCTTGACTGTGAAGATGGTGACCAGTTCCTTCGGGTTCTTGATGTTGTTCGGGCACAGCTTGACTCTGATCAAGTCGTCTACTCCTGATGCGGGTGTGGTGTAGCGGTAACACGCCATCCTTCCAAGTTGGAATCACGGGTTCGATCCCCGTCACCCGCTCTCTACCGAATTTTTACCATGGCATACAGTAAAGCTTATTCTGACATTCGAGAAATTCTTAAAAAAGCAAAAAAAGTTGATGATTCAGTCTTGCTTACCGTCGCAAGAATGGCAATCAAAGAGTCTGTGTATAAGCCAGACTATGATTGGGATACAGTCACTATGGAGACAAAGTTCATCGATGATCTTGAGGTAGATTCTCTTGATCTGGTTGAGCTTGTAATGTTCTTGGAGGAATGCTTTGGAATTGAAATTCCAGACGAAGACTCTATGAGTATTGTCACTGTGGGTGACGCTATTCAGATTATCAAGAAGTGTAAGAAAGAAAAGGGTAAAAAGAAGACTATAGATAGGACAAAATACCAGAAAACTCCTGGTAATCCTATTAGTGGTACTGACCCAAAGATATCAAAAACCTCTACAGCAAATAAAGATATTGAAGAACAGATTGATGCAGCACTTGACGAAAGTAAAGACAACGCCTAAACTGGTAAATGAAGCAAATACAGCACTTTACCGTGCTAGTATGAATCTTCCAGAAGCAGCTGCTCACTGTGGAATGACTCAAAAGGAAATGAAAATGACTTTTTGGGAGTTCCTCAAGTATCATCCCTTAGATTACAAATCAGAAGATCAATTGAATCTATTCTGATTTCTTGGGACCGTTGCTTATTGGTTAAAGCCGTCGCCTTATAAGCGGCAGAACCGAGTTCAATTCTCGGCGGTCCTACCTAGGGAAATTAGCTTAGCGGTAGAGCACACGACTGATAATCGTGAGGTCGGTGGTTCAAATCCACCATTTCCCATCGCTCCTTTAGCTATCTGGTGAAAGCAATCGACTCATAATCGATGTGAGGTGGGTTCGATCCCCTCAAGGAGCACCTATGGAAGTGTGGCAGAGAGGCTTATTGCAGGGGATTGCTAATCCCCCGATACATGCTATAATGTATCCGTTGGTTCAAATCCAACCACTTCCGCCACGGGAGCGTGACGTAATCGGTAGCCGTATCGGACTTAAAATCCGCTGGATGTATAATCCGTGGGGGTTCGACTCCCCCCGCTCCTATTCCCCATTCTAACTATGAAAAAAGTTTATTATCTTCCAACAATAGGCGCAAACGATAGTTTCCAAAAGGAATATTTTCCAGAAGATTATATTCCCGCACCTAAGAAGTTCTCTTCTGGGTATGATAGAAACTATTCACATGCAAAATGCCCAGCTTGGAAAGAATGGGGGAAAAACATCTGGGTATTTTATCAACCTTTTGATCTGGGAATGATCTATAAAAGCGAGACTAAATATCTAGAAACTAACCTACCGCAGGAAATGTTCGATGAATTTTTCCTGCAAACACCAAATTGGTTAGACGGGGAACTCCCCGAGATACAATTTCGTTATGGATGGTGTTTTTGGACAAAGGAAAAGGATGTGTGGATAGAACAGCTACCACACTTCCAAATCTGTAGGTTCGGTATCGAACCTATTCCAGGTACTTTTCCACTTTCTGTCTGGCAAAGACCTATCAACTTTGGATTTAAAATCCTAGATCATGATACAAACATCTGGATTCCTAAAGGAACTCCGTTGTTTATGGTAAAATTGTATTCTCAAAGATCAGACTCTAACTTTCTTCTTGAGAAGAAAGTACCACCAGAGGATGTTCTAGAGAAACAATCTCAAAATCTGAGGTTGAAAGAGTTTGATCGCTATGCTTCTTGGGAGCTGATTCAAAACAGACTCAAGAAGGAGCAGGAAGAAAGTAAATGTCCGTTTAAATTCCTATGGAAAAAATGACTGTCTACTATGAGTACCGATATCTCAAGCAACATGGCTTGGTGAAGATGTACTTCATAAACGGCATTCCTTTTACCTGGGATGAGCTTGACAATACTCCATCTAATGATGTAATATTGAGGGCAAGAGAAGAATACGTGTATTCTATTGATGACGTTTATCATGGTTCGATGTATCTTTTAGAGGAAGGATTCCATCCTCTTATTGATTCCATCGACTATGATGAATGTTCAGAAGTGCCTGATTAGCTCAGTGGTAGAGCACTCGCCTTGTAAGCGAGCGGTCGTCAGTTCAAGTCTGACATTAGGCTTTGGATGGACTTCGGTTCTTCCATACGGGTCGGGACCATCATATCCGACCCACCTGGGGAATTAGCTCATTTGGTAGAGCACTGCTTTTGCACGGCAGGGGTGAGGGGTTCGAGTCCCCTATTCTCCATAGTATATACTATACTAATGGATAGATTTTTTACACTTGAAGAAATAAATCCAGGTCTTAAATTACTATCTGAAAGATTCGATAAAATCAAAAAAGAATTCTTAGAGAATAAAGATAAGTTAGTTTGGACAAACTGGGCAGGAACAGCAGGATATCACGGAGAAAATTCTGTAGCTTATGCTGGGTGGAAAATCGCTGCAATCTTTGGTGCATTAGAAGATACCAGAGAGTTTACAAAGGAGATGTTAATTGACACTCTTCCTTTGCTTGAAGAGACATATAAACAGAAACTATATCCAGATCAAAATAGGAAAATAATTCTTGCTCAAAATGCAAAACATCTTCCAGTCTTAGCTAGAACATGCTATGAAGCAGGGATTAGAAAAAGAGTTGGAATTAGTGTTGTTTATCCAGGAAAAGAAATCAAATGGCATATTGACCCAGATCCAGAATTGGGTGATAATTTAATTATTCGTGGACTGTGGGGTGTTGACGTAAATCAGGAGGATGGGTTAGAATGTTACCTCGGGCTTGGTCCTGAAGACAATTTTGAGAAGAGATTATTTCAAGACAACAAGTTCATGTTTTTTTATGGCAGGGTTCCCCACGGCGTAATAAATAACTTGACAACGCCAAGATATGCATTATGCTTTGATCATGTGATTAACAAATCTTACTTGGAAAACTTATGTCGCTGATTTCTCAACAAGATCGTCAAATGGCAATCGAAGCCCTTGAATTTTATATCCAAAGATTAAAAGATGACAACTGCAATCAAGCCGCAATCAGTTCCTTCCAAACACTTCTCAACTGGATTGAACTGGAGCATTTCAAACATGAAAATTAATTTGTGGTTTTGCACTCATATGAAACAGTGGAGATGGACACTCACCGATGACCATCGTCCAGTTGTTAGACAAGAAGCAGGTCAACAACCTCATCTACGTGATGCTATGAATGATATAGCAAATACAGTAGAATATGTGATGGACTGCGTACAGTCCTGATTTCATTCCCTCTTAGCACAGCGGTAGTTGCGTCTGACTGTTAATCAGAATGTCCCTGGTTCGATCCCAGGAGGGGGAGTTTTTCCGATAAATATGTCAATACCCTACATCAAGGGATTGATGATGTGTGACGCAACCAAATACAGAGCGTAGAACGTTCTTTTCGGACACTAGAAATGATTGGAACCCTTTCATTTATCAAATGTTAAAATACATCGATAAATTGCAAGAGTACTATATTCGCACAGGCGATCCATTTTACGAGCGTCAATCACAGAAAATAAGAAAGATTATTAAGGAACATAAACAACAAATCCATGAGCTTGAAGGATTTGACGGACCACCATTTTAGTGGTATAATTACTTTGTCCGTGTGAAGGAAGTGGGAGGGGTTCTGCCCCTCCTTTAAAAACTATGGAAAAAGCAAAACCATTTAAAATGAGAGAACCTCCTCAAGATGGAGAAACTCTAACTCAACGAAGAATGAGTATTTGTAATGAATGTGAGTACAAAACTAAATTTGGAACCTGTGCTAAATGTGGATGCATACTAGCTTTAAAAACTAGATTTGAATATTTCTCTTGTCCTATTGGTAAATGGTAATTATGTCTGAATTTAACACAGTTGAAGGTCGCCCAGAGATTAAAGAAGATTGGGAAGCTGTTTATCGAAAGCAAATTCGTGAGCGTTTGGCAGATGTGGTTGGAGAATATCTCCAAGATGAAGAACTTTCTTCTCTGGCATTCTATAATGATTTGAGAGATGAATTGACTAGTTGGATACACTATCATCAAAAATTTGCTGATAAATCTCTCGCTATGCTTAACTTAGTAAATGGGCATCGAACTGTAGAAGATATTGTTTCTCCCGATGAATGTTGATACGTTTTGTGAATGGTTTGGGGGAAGCTTTGATAATTGGAAGCAAGCATCAAGCAATCCCTCTTGTTGGGCACATATTTTCCTAGTTCATAAAAGAATTGGTGAAAGAACATTTTTAACTAGCTCTAGGTATAACTTTTGTTTTGATCCATACAGGCAACAAGAAGTAACCGTAGAATTGTTCAATAACAATCAGATAATCGTAAAAAATCCGATCTGCGACATGTTTTTCGACTATTCTGATGGGCATTTCATAGGTCAATCTAGAGGTGGATGTGTCTACAAAGATCAACCATTCAGTAGTGACGCTAAATTGTTTGAAAATGAATACCATACTTGGGACAGAGGATACTGGCAATCAAGTAATAGTTTTTTCATTTTTGAGAAGAGGTTATAAATAAACTTGAACGAATTTTTGTGGGTATAGAGTGGCAACACGCAAAATATCTGATTTAACGTTATTAACAACTGTATCAAGTTCCGATACACTACTTCTTCTCGATAATTCCGATCCAACAGATCGTAATAAGAGAACGAATGTTGGCAGCATTTTCAAGTCTGTACCAAGCGGAACTGCAAATGATCCAGGATTTCAGTTTGAGTTAAAAACAAACACTGGAGTATTTTCAACAACTCAAGGTCAGATTGGTCTTGCACTTGGAGATTCTAAATTAAATCTTCAAAAGGTTGGAACTTCTCTCGTTGTAGCTGCACAAGACTCTACTGATTCAAACTTAGATTTTACAATCCAAGCACAAGGTACTGGATTCATTCGTTTTGCATCTCCAATTGCAATTACTGATACTCTTTTTGCACTTCCAAACACCTCAGATGTAACAAAGAGAATTAATTTTAGCGCCGCTCAAATTGCACCTGGAACCACAAGAACGTTTGTTTTCCCAGATCCAGGTCAAACTGACACTGTAGTTACTCAAACAGCTACACAAACTCTCACAAATAAAACGTTCTCAAACGCAGCATTTACTGGTACAACCAGTATCTTGAATATTACAGTTACTGGTAATACAACTTTAGGTGATGATAGTGCAGACTCATTCACAATTAACGCGACATCTCAATTTGCGGCTGCTGCAACATTCCAAAATGCTGTACAAGTTAACTCAACTCTTGGAGTTACTGGTGATGTAACCCTTGGTGGTCACCTTTCTCTAGTTGATAACAAGCAACTCAGAATCGGAACAGGCAGTGATTTAGTTGCTAAGCATGATGGAACTCAATCATTCCTCACAAATATCACTGGTGGATTATTTGTTGAGTCAGATTCGATCACTATCAGATCAGTAACAGGATCAGAAAAGTATTTTGCAGCAACTGTAAACGGTGGCACTGAGTTATACTATAATAATGTAAAAACATTTGAAACCACAGCAACTGGTGCAACTCTTACTGGAGCATTAAGCACAACTGGTAATGTTTCTGCTGGTGGAGATGTCAGTGGATCTGATGCAACCTTTACTCAAGATCTGTTAGTCAACGGTAATGGTCAAGTTGGCGCAAATAACTCATTTAGATTTGGTATTGGTAGAGCAGCAACTGCATATAACCTAGAAGTTGCAGGTGATATATACTTTGAGGGGGATACACTGATCGGTGGATTCTCTGGTGGTGATGGTTTTGTTATTCAAAAACGTGAAGCTGCTATTAACTTTGATGTACGTGATAATCTTGGAAACGTACAAATTCGTGTCGATACAATCGGTCGTCTGGGAATAGGAAAAACGCCTGGTGATCCTCTTGATGTTTTCGGTGATGGTAATATTGATGGTGATTTTACAGTAGCTGTTACTGATGCTATTAATGATCTCGGTGGTAAAATCTATGCAAGAAAAATTATATTGACCGACCCAGTTACTTCGCAAACTACCACAATCGATGCCACAAGTTCAGGTGGCGGCGGTGGTATAAGTAGAGCAAAAGTGTTCTTCCACGCATACTCCTAATTTCTAAAAATCATGGCAAACGGTTTACTAGCTCAATATACTCCAACGGTGACAAAGCACACCAACCTTAGGTTGGCTACAGGTACATCATCTACGAGTACATATTTCCCAATTTATAGTTGCCCTGGATCCACACTAACAAGTGGCACTCTCAGAATTGCCAACGATACTGGTGCAGCTGCTTCTGTAGATGTTGCCATCGTTGAGTATACTGATGCTCTTCAACTTGATGTACCAGTTAATCAACCATCTGGAACATATTTCAGTGATTACTCACTGAATGGTAATGCAACTTCTTTTGTTATTGAAGGATCAACTTGGAACTCTACTGGATTTGCTCCAGACGAAGTTGTGACCTGGACAAATACAAATATTGTAAACCCTGCAACTGGCAACAATACTCACACTGGAAAAGTGAGACGTTGGGATCAAGGAACCACAAAATTGTGGTTATATGATATGTCACATCCAAGAGCATTAGAACCTGCTGCTCCCGCAAATACCACTTTCACTGGAGCTGGTGGTGGAATCATTTATGCTGGTCCAGCATATGCTGGAACTGCAGTAACTACAGGATTTGAAGGTTTGATTAGATACTATGATGCAACTTCAGGTGTTGTATATTTGAATAATCCTGAGACTGCTAATAATCTTGATTTCCAAAGATTAGGTGCTCTTGGTGGCGGAGTATCTGGAGAAAGAAGAAGTTCACTGAATGGTGCTTGTTATGTAACTATAACTCATACTAATCTGAAGCTTGCTCCATGGACAAATACAGTTACTCGTCTTAATGCTGTAACTGGAGCTTCAACTACTCCAACAACAGAAATTGTTGATGATAATGGAGTAGAACTCTTAGTTGCCAGCGTTGCATCTGTGAAAGTAGATAACTATATTGTAAGACAAAAATCTGTATCTGATAATGCGACACTTGAAGTGACTGGTATTGTGCTCGGTCAATATCAACATCTGTATGTTGCTTGCTCCGCAGCGGTGAATTGTAGTTTTGTTGGTTTTGAAGAAGCAATTTCCGTAACACCTTACTAATAACTTAGAGAATCTAAATGGCACTCACCAGACTTAAGAACGTCTTTACATCAAAGACGGGGCGTTGCTTATATGTTAACCCAGACGATTTCGATGCATCGGATTCGTTTGATAATAGAGGTAATTCGCCTAACCGACCATTTAAGTCGATCCAAAGGGCACTGCTTGAAGCATCTAGATTCTCGTATAGAACTGGTCAATATAACGACGCATTTGAATCATTTACTATCATCCTGTATCCAGGTGAATATGTAATTGATAACCGTCCAGGAACAAATACAATCGGTCAAGCATTTTTGCCAGCAGATATCTCTACATTAAGCTCGGCAACTAACTTTGATCTGCAGAATCCTGACGGAACACCTAACCCAAACAACGTTCTTTATAGATTCAACTCTGTTGAAGGCGGTGTTATCGTACCTAGAGGTACATCTCTGGTCGGTATGGACCTAAGAAAAACTAAGATTCGTCCATTATATGTTCCAGATCCTGCAGCTGGCGCTATCGGTAGAACTGCAATCTGGCGTGTAACTGGTGGTTGCTATTTCTGGCAATTCTCCTTCTTTGATGGTCCTCAGTCTGGTGTTTATAAAGACCCAGCACAGCCTGCAGCATCTTCTCCACCTTCATATTCTCACCACAAATTGACTTGTTTTGAATATGCTGATGGTAGAAATGTTCAGTCTGGTATTAATGGAACGAATGCAAGTCCATTAACTGTAACTGACCTTGACCTTTACTATCAAAAAGTTGCGAAAGCTTTCGCAGACATTCCCGACACGACTGGTGTTCTTGCAGCGGATGAACTTCAATCCAGGGTTGAAGAAAATCGTATTGTTGGTCCTAATACTTCGGGTCCTATCTCCGTTACTTCTGTTGTTACTGACTTCGTTTCCAGTAATGTTTTCACTACAACAGCAGAAGTTACAACAGCAACACCACATGGATTCTCAGTAGGAACTCCTGTTCTTATGGAAGGAATCACTGGAACTGAAGCATCAAGATTTAATGGATCCTTCTTTATCAGTGAGATTCCAACTCCAACTCAATTTAGATATATTATCAAAGATCCTGGTACTGGAGCTCCATCTGGCAACCCAACTGCTACAGGTGCAACAGTTAAAGTAGAGATCGATAACGTAGACTCTGCATCTCCATATGTCTTCAACATCTCCCTTCGTTCTACTTGGGGAATCTGCGGTATGCACGCAGATGGTGCAAAAGCAACAGGATTTAAATCCATGGTTGTTGCTCAGTTCACTGGTGTTTCTCTCCAGAAAGACGATAACGCATTTATCAAGTGGGACGGTGCCAATTATATTGCTGGTGGTCACACCGATGGAGATGCCATTTATAAAGCAACGTATAGAAACTTCCACATTAAGTGCTCAAACGATTCTGTTATTCAGGCAGTTTCGGTCTTCGCCGTTGGTTTCGCTGATCACTTCGTAGCTCTAAGTGGTGGTGACCAGTCAATTACCAACTCAAACTCTAACTTTGGATCCTGCGCTTTGAGAGCAAAAGGATACAAATCAGCACCATTTACCCAAGATAAAGCTGGTACGATCACCCATATTGTGCCACCTAAAAAACTTGGAAGAACATATGATCAAATTGCTGGATATACCTTTGCAGTTACTCAGAATAATGTTACTTCAACTCCAACTCCAGCAAATGCTAATCATGGAATTGCTGTTGGTGACTATGTAAGATTTGCAACGATTGACTCTGGTGAATCTTATTATGTAAGTTCAGTCAACCCAACTAGCGGTGTTCTTACTCTGAACAGAGGATATAGAGGAACAACTTCTGCATCTACAACTGGATTCTTAGGAACAATTGATGAGATTCCAGTTGGATATATTGCATTTGACGTACAAAAAGTACAATACCAATCTTCTGTTGGTAATAAAACATGGTCCGCATCTGCTAGCTTTAATGCTGCAGGTGGAGAGCATTCTTGTATTTACAACGGAAATGCATATTATTCTGCACAGTTAGCAGCTTCATCTGGTTCAGTTCAGGCTGGTACAGTTGCTCCTACGCATACATCAGGAATTGTATCTGATGGAAATATTGCCTGGGCATATATTGGTCCAGTTAATACTAGATTGTATCTGTATGGTTATACATCTCAAGCTACTAAACCACCCTACAGATTGCAAGGTTTTAATTTAGGTGCAAGAAAGCAAGATATTCTTTATGTAACCCTGATTGATTCTTCAAATTCTTCTACACCAACAATTTATGCAGCATTAATTACACCAGATAGTAGCACTACACCAGCAGATTCTATATATACTAATGTAACTCAGCAGCAATTTATTCCTGGTGATCCTGGACATCCCCTACAATTTGACACGGAACTTGATAACTGGTATGTAAGAGTTACTGCTGCTACATCTGGATCTTCATCTGTATCTGCAACAACTGGATATGCTGGTATTCATGAGCACCTAGCATCAGATAGTTTCTATACAAACTCACTGTTCACTGGAGCTGGATTCCTTCGCCGTATTCCAGATAATAGATCTTCAAGAGACAGAACCTATCGTGTACGTTACGTTGTAGACAGTGCTGCAGCAACTCTGCAAAGAGATCCTATTAATGGATATATCGTTCAAACAAGAAACGTACCAACTGGGCAATCATACAGCAACACATATTACATCTATGATATTGAAAAAGTACAGACCTTAATCAAGGGTGTACAGAATGGTATCTACTATATGACACTGTTGAACGGTAGTATTTCACCTACCGATTCAAATGTTAGCTCATTTGGATTCTCTCAGAATATTAATGATCTTTATCCAAACCTTGATAAGGATAATCCAACTGAAGATCCATTATCTGCTACATCTATAGCAAGTAGTGTTACGATCGGATTGGTAACAACCACAGATGGATCTAACAATCAAGACAAGTCAAGATCCATCACTAAAGAAATTATCAGTGAGTATATTACTGAGCAAAGAAATAACTATACTAACTACACAACAACTAATCCAGCAACTGCAGGATTCATCACACTTGAAGCTCGCGATGGAGAAGCAGCAGAATTAGATCTTTCTCTTCGTATGATTCCAGTTAATTCAACTGGTGGTACAGAAACAGAACTTCGTCGTCCATCAATTCTGAGATCAGGTAACCACACATTTGAGTATGTTGGTTTTGGTCCTGGTAACTATTCAACTGGTCTGCCATCTGTACAGAACAGAGTTCTTACTGACGAGGAAGTTCTTCTCGCTCAGTCACAGAAAGAAGAAGGTGGTATTGCTTTCTATTCTGGTCTGAACTCTAACGGTGACCTGTTCATCGGTAACACAAGAATTAGCTCGGTTACTGGTGAAGAAGCAAACTTAGATACACCAACTCTGTCTATTGTTGGTGAGACTGCAAACCTACGTCCTACCTTCGACGAGATTATCGTTCGCGATAAGATTACGGTTGAATCACAAACTCTAGAGTCTGACTTCAAAGGTAAGTTACTTGTTCGTGGTGAGACAACAGTTCAAAATAATCTGACTGTTAATGACATCACGATTGGCGGTGCATCTGAATCATCTAAAAACGTTGACGTTGTTGCAGCGACTCCTAGTATTGGCGCAGCTGCTAACACAGGTGACTGGAAACTGTTAGAAAACATCACTCGTGGTCAATATCTTGGTTGGTATTGGACTGGTGCTGATTGGGTTAAGTTTGGTCTTTCTGATACTGGAAACATGGCTGTTTCTGGTGGATCTGGTTCTAGTGATGCGACTGGAGACCTGCAACTCAAGAATGGTTTAGGTCTTGATATTCAGAATACTGGCACACTAAACGTTAACAGCGGTGCTACAACTCTTGGTGGGTCACTCTCAGTCACAGGTACAACATCTCTGACTGGTAACGTTACTCTGACTGGTGATCTTGCTGTAAATGGTGGAGATATTACTACTACAGCAACTACATTTAATTTTGTGAATGCAAATGCAACTACAGTTAATATTGCAAATGCATCTACATCACTGACTCTTGGAGCTACAAGTGGAACTGCTACAATTAGAAATGCTACTACTGCATTAACTGGTGCTCTGACTGTAGGATCAAATGCTACAATTACAGGGGATCTTACTGTTTCTGGTGGAGATATTACAGTTGGTTCAAGTGCATTTATTAATGATAACTCTGGAACATGCACACTGAAGAATATTGATGCTCTTGATGCTACCACTGAGGCAACAATCGAAGCAGCAATTGATACTCTCAGTAACCTTACATCTGTTGGTACACTTACAACTGGTGTTTGGAATGCATCGATTATTGCTAGAAACTACGGTGGCACTGGAATTGATACATCAACCCTTGCAAATGGTCAGTTACTGATTGGTGCTTCTTCAGGATTTGCTCTTGCAACTCTGAGTGCTACTACTGGTATTAGTATTACTAACGCCGCAAACTCTATTACCATCAACAATACTGGTGTTCAATCATATGCTATCTCTGGATTTGCAGGTGCATCAGTTAATGCATCGACAGGGGCAGTTACTCTTACTGTTGGTTCCAGCTCTAATGCATATGGAAGCAGAACAATCAGCACAGCTGCACCATCAGCTGGCGGAAGCGATGGTGACATCTGGTATAGATACTGATAGGTTGAATTGAATTATGGCAAATCCATACGATAATTATGAAGCAGATGTCCTGAATGGGCATCTTGCTGTAAGAACTGGAGGAGGATATCAGAATCTCCAGGATGTTTATGTAAAGAGTGGTGGCTCGTGGTTAAGAGCTAAGGAAGTTTATATTAGGTCTGGTGGAACTTGGAGATCCATTCATGAAGGAGATCATTTCAAATTTAAAGCAACACTCAGTACAAATAATACTAATGGATTTAATCTGAGTTCCTGGTTGTCTGGACAAGGATGGAATGGATCTCAAGCAGTTAAAGGTGTTGTTCAAGTTAACTGCTATCAAGGTGGATCAACAGGAATGAATATCGGTACACTTCCAGCAGACTCTAGAGTTTTTGTTAGAATATCTGCAAACAATCGCATTCAAGGTCCAGGTGGTAATGGTGGAACTCGTGGATGTGGGAATGGTGCAGCAGGCGGCACAGCTTTGTATACTCGTACTCCAGTAGCTATCAACAACCAAGGTGCTATGTTTGGTGGCGGCGGTGGTGGAGGAGGTGGTAATAATGGAACCTGTTCTGCAACTGGAACTTATTATTATGGATGCATGAAAGGTGGTACTTGTTCTGGGCAGTATACTTATTTCTATGGAGTAAATGGCGGGGGTGGCGGTGGCGGCGCTGGATATCCTGCAGGATCTGGCGTTGACGGCGGTGGAAATGGAAATGCTGACGCTGGCGGGGGCGGCGCTGGCGGCGCTGGATGTGGATCTGCTGGTGGTGGAAAAGGTGGAAACCCAGGAGAAAATGGAGTTTCTTCATCATGTTCTGGTGGAGGTAGAGGTGCATACATAGATGGAGCATCATTTGTTTATGATTGGCAAGCCAACGGAGACCGTCGCGGAGCTAGTATCAATTAAGGAGTATTAACGATGTCATTTGACCCACAATTTACTGTTGATGCTTCTCTGGCACCAACATTTACACTTAAAAAATTTAACAAAGAGGATGGAACTTTTGAGATTCACTTCAATTCTCCAGAATTGAAAGCAGACTCGTATCCACCAATTTCTTATAGCGTCAGCAATTTAAAGACTGAAGAAGAAGAACCTGTTTTATTTCAAATTGCTCAGATTGTATTCTGGCAAGTTGAGCAAATTAAGAAGCAAGAAGCAGATAAGAGAGGAACTGTCGCTGCCATCACAGGATTGATGAACACAGAGCTTAGTGTTTCTCCTGATGACATGAACAGACATAGAGAAAGAATGTTCAAGAAAAATGTTACAACTCTTGAACCAGTATTGAACGTGATGCAAGTTGTCAACGTTCATAATGAAGATGATTTTAATGCACAATTTGAAGCAGCATCTGCTGCAGCTGCGGAGGAAGAATGACACTTGATCTTACTCAGATAAAAGATGCAAGAATCGCTGAGTACACTTTCGGTAGGACAATCCTCAAAGATGGTTTAAATGTATTCAGTTGTACGGATGCACATAACGGTAAAAGAATTTTTGGAAATGATCCAGATCCTCTGAAAGAGATTGTACTTGACAGTCAAACACAGATAGTGGTAGAATGGATCAACGAACATCCTGGTGGAGTTGTTGATCAGCAACAAGAAGTAATCTTTGGTCTTGGTGAGAATAGCTTTCAAGTTCACCACAGAACTGTGATGTTTGGTTCTACATGGAGAAGTGACTCACTGAAACCAGCAACAAAATCTTTAATCTATCATGCTGGCACATTCACTCACTTTAGAGCTACTGGACTGGCAAGAATGACATCATTAGAAGATAAGGGTGTCGCAGCTTGTTCTGGATTTGAGAGTAGAGCAGCAACAAATAGAAAAATTATCCACGTAGATGGAAATTCTAAGTTTACCCCTACATCTGTAGGTTCTATTCTTGTTCCTATGTTTGATGGATGGTATCATAAAACAAAGATGCCACAACACTTTCCATTTTTGGTAACTGAACCAGAAGAAGTTACGATTACTCTGGACTCTCCTGGTATTGTAATTGAATTCACAAAAGAAGAACCAGATGTGGTAAGATTCACTAAAGAGTGGCTCGATCAAGTAGAAAGAGGACTTATTGAAATAACTGACAGAACTTATGGATAAAATGGTGACAATCCGTGATTCTCTAGATGAAATCACGGTTCTTTATTATTCTGGATGCAATCAAGGATTCAAATTTATAGGTGATGATCCAGAGGAAGATAAACTTTATGTCAAGCAGGAACATATCGATAGACTGTTTGAGAAATATCCTGAGTTTCTTCACGCATTTCCACAAGACTACTTGCGTAGATTCTATGCACATAGTCGCTGTTTGCTATTCGCGAATGGCGTATGGTTGAGTGAAACAGCTGGTCAGGTTCATGCTCTACGCTATAGACCTGGGACACATTTAAGTTTCCGCATGTCTGGAATCACGAGATTCACAGCTCTAACTAATAATGCGTCTGCAATCTGTGTTGGTGTTGATCCAACAGCGAAAAACATCACATGTAGACAACGTAGAGTCATAAAAGTTGAAGATAGTATTAATTTTGCGCCAGTCAGCACGAAATCTATTATCATTCCAACAGAGGATTGTACATATGGTAGAGCTGAATTCCTACCAGGATCCTTGTTCTATTCCAAAAACGAGGAAACTGTGCTAAAATTTCACAAACCAGGGTACATAATTGAGTACACTAAGGAAAAGATGGACATCAATTCCGTACTTGATGACTATGCCAATCAGTATTTCAACAAAAAAACGGAAGTAATTGAGCGTACAAAATGGACCGCATCAAACGAAAGCATTTAGATAGAGAGCAATTTCAAGAACTTCTTGATATTGTAGAGTGTTATGATCCAGATCATCCATTAGCTGACTGGTTAAGACACGCATTTTGCATGAATGATGGAGATAGCACGATTGCAGTGAGCTCTTTAGCTGGTCATACCATTCTTCAGTGGCATTTGAATGAGTTTGATGAGGAAGATGAAGCTAATTATGAGTCCTGGTTTGGTGATGGAGAGGAGGAATGGGATTTTGAGTGACTGTGCCAGTTTGGAAAGTGGCACACGCTCTTGGCACAGGTGGCAGAATCCCCTATACTATTCATATCAACACGGGATTCCCCATGACCGCCACCTTTGCCCAGTTCCAAGCAGAGCAGGATGCTCGCAACACCATCCAGTTGAACGTGATCAAGTGGTGCTGGATGCTTACCGACGCGCTTCGTCAGAACTACGTTGAGTATTCTGTGCGTGGTCACAAGCGTTCTATTGAGAATCTCAATTATACTTACGACACCACTGACTCTGTTCAGACTAAGTATCACGAAGCATGTATTGCTGACCTTCAGAGTGGTCGTTGCCCCATCGATTATGTGATCGAGAGCGGCAAGAAGTACCACAAGATCATCTTTGTTGATGGTGGTGGCTCCCGTTCTGTTCACGCTTTTGTGGATAAGAAGACTGGTGAAGTCTATAAATCCGCATCTTGGAAAGCACCTGCCAAGGGTGTGCGCTACGATCTCCGTCTCATTAAGGATCGTGAATATCTGCTGGAAAATGCAGATTGGTCTGGTGGATACCTGTATGCTCGTTGAGACTCCTCACAGACGCTCCTAGACACCTCTCAGATCATGACTGAATCTCGTACCTGTTCCAAGTGTGGCAAGACCTTCCCTCTCTCAGAGGAGTTCTTTGCCCGCAATCAATCCACTAATACGGGTGGAGACAAATACTATCGTCCTGAGTGCAAAGAATGCACGAAGAAAGAGTCTAAAGGTAAGAGCGAAGCTTACAAGTTAGCAGGTAAGCCAAAGCGCCCTCCTCTTGGAACTCCGTGTGATAATTGTGGTCGCACGGATAGAAAGCTCGTTTTCGATCACGATCACTATACTTTCCACCATCGTGGTTGGTTGTGTGACAACTGTAACCGCAGTATTGGTATGCTTGGTGATACAGTTGCTGGTCTTGAGCAAGCATTAGAATATCTCAAGCGCACTCGCAGTTCGTGAGTGCGCGTTTTTCCCCTTTTATTATCATGACTAGATCTTTAGTTACTCTTGTTGAACTGGATACGCAACAGCTTCAGTTTATTATTGACGTGCTCTGGGGTCATGACCCTAAAGACACCAGGAAACTGGCGGAGCAGCATCGTGTGAAGGAGACCGACCTGGTGTGCCACTTGTGTAAGTGTCTCAACGATGCCCTTGCCGAGCTCGACTGACGCTATACTACTAAGGTAATCGACGGACACCGCTCATGTGGGACGAAATCCAAGACATGCCTGGCGAGATCTTCGACATCAGCGACGAGGATCGTGAGGAGATGGCAAAAGTATTTGCTATGTCTGAAGAAGAGTATGAGGAGTATTGGAATTCATGAAAGTCCTTTTTGTAATTTCTGGAGTTTGGTTTCTTCACTGGTTATGTCTACTTCCCTCTCGTTTTCAGGATCTAATTGCCGCAAGCGCATCACATCCATCGCTGCTGAATGGTACATCTCTCGATATATTGGAAGTCGCTACAAGATTTCAATAGACTTCGTTGCCCGTGGTCTAGCTCGCGAGGGAATGTATGGATGCTGCAGTATCATAGACTCTTGTTCTCGCCCTCGTGAGTTTCTTGTGGAGATTCACAATCGCCTTGACATCAATACATATCTTGAGGTATTATTTCATGAGTTGATTCACGTCAAGCAGCGTGTTCTCCGTGAGCATGTTACCAAGTACAACAAGCAGTATTGGTATTCCCGCATCGTATCTGATGACACTGCATATGAGGATGAGCCTTGGGAAGTAGAAGCACATGGAACCGAATCTAAAATCTACAAGGAGTTTATCAAATGGTGCGAAGAGTTAATGTTGCCGAATACTATTACGAGCCCGAATCCGTTTTCAAATCGCTTGTGTATGAATTAGGTGACTACAACAACAGGCAGTCTAGCCTCAAGTGTGATGTTACTAACTGGACCATACACATTCTTGCACCCCTATGGGGATTAACCGAGCACATTAATGTCCTTGCCAATCAGATACTGATGGACAGGCATGGATGTGTTGAAGTTTGTGAGATGTGGGGAGCTGTGTATCGTACTGGTGATTATGCCGTGATTCATCAGCACCCAGATCCAAACTATGTGCAGTCATTCTGTTATTATATTGACTGCTGTGACCAGTGTGCTCCGCTGATCTTTCCTGATCCAGAGCGCCCCTGGTTGCCCCCCGCGAACGTGGTCACCCCTACAGTAGGAAAGTTGGTGTTCTTCAGCCCCACCGATCTCCATTATGTACCACCGCACACCTGTGACCATGATCGCGTGATCATTTCTGGAAATATCCAGAGATCCTAACAAAATGTGACAGGGGCTTGGCATCCCCACCCAAAGTTGCTATACTGTCTACAGATCAGTCAAGCGCACTGCTAAAACTGATCAAAAATGCACCTTTGCTATTTTTAATTATGGTAAAATTTGTTAAGTTGAGCACCCCTTCCACTGCCCCTAAGGTTGAGTGGTTTGATGCACTTGATCTCCCTGAGGGGAACTCCTATCGTGTTGTTCGTCGCGAGATTCGTGAGCTCAGCACCATTCTGAATACGGATGATGATGGTCACGAGCGTAATGTTGTTCGTTCCACTGGCACCGATCAGAAGAATAAGGACGCTCTCAAGAACAGCATCACTGTAAAAGGTGTGCTTGTTGATGCACAGCCTCCGTTCATCTTTGAGAACGGTAAGTTGCTCGATGGTTTCACTCGTTATCAAGCTCTGATTGAGCTTCAGTATGCTCGCTGGATCTTCAACGTGGTTGAAGTGAAGGATGGTTTTACTGCCGATGATGTGGTGAATGAAGTTGGTCTTGGTGCCAACGATCACCCCCCTAGCAAGTCAGCTAACATCGATGATTTCCGCAAGCGTCTCGCCGCTTGGATTGGGCGTCATGATGAGATCCCTGCATACGAAGAATGTGTGCGTTGGGTTAACAGCATCTCCCACTCTTTCACTCAGCAGCAAGTTACTAACCTCTGTGAGAGTGTGATCGCCAGTGCAGTTGCAGCTGCATCGATGGAGTCGTTTGATGCTAGCAAGACGAAGAACTATGCCCGAAAGATCCTCTCTAAGGGTACTAACGTCATCGCCTTGAATGCAAGCGGTAACAGCACTTACTTCCGTCGTACTGCTGTTGAATGTCTGGAAGCTCTCTACGCTGGTAAGAACAGCGAAGTTATTGGATTCCTGCAGAATATTACTGCAGAAAATGCTCCTGAAGCTCGTCGTTCTGCTGCTGAGTTTGCTGCATATTTCAACGCTTGTTTTGAGAAGGCATTTGAGATGCGTTTTCGTGACAGCAACTTCAAGTTGTTCAATCTTGTGGGATTTGTTCCTCAGATTCTTGATGTTGAGGAGGGTGATGATCTGATTCAGGCTTGATTTTAAAGTTGTTTTGTTGAACTTTTGGTGTACCAGTTTGCCGACTGGCACAGAGCGCCCCTTCGGGGGCGCTTTTGCTTTTATACTGTATTCATACGCGATGTCCCTTGTGCCCCTGACTCTCCGCTCTCACCAGCAGCGTGCTCTCGATGCACTGATTAAAGCTGCATTTGGTCAAGTTATTGTTCCTACTGGTGGTGGTAAGACTCTTGTTATGATTCTCGACGCTGTACGTCGTCTTCAAGAATCTACCACCCCACAAACTATTGTAGTCTGTGCTCCTCGCATTCTCCTCGCTAATCAGTTGTCTGAGGAGTTTCTTGAGCACATCACTAACGCTGAAGTTCTTCATGTTCACAGCGGTGAGACTCATCACCTGAGCACCACTAAGATCCAAGAGATCCAGTGTCACCATGCTGTGTGTAAGACTGCAGGTCTGCATCAGATTATCTTTACCACCTACAATTCTCTGCGTCGCATCAACGAAGCAGGTATTCAGGTTGACGTTGCATACTTTGACGAAGCACACAACGCTACTCGTCGCCACTTCTTTCCTGAGGTAGCTAACTGCAACGCCAAGAACTATTACTATTTCACTGCAACACCGAAGCATTCTAACAATCCTTTCGGTCGTGGCATGAACAATCGTATTGTGTTCGGTCCTGTTCTTGAGTCTGTGCCTGCTCCTGAGTTGATCCAGAATGGTAGCATCGTAGCTCCCACTGTGCTGACCCATGTGGTCGATCTTGAGCGCCAGACGGGTCTGTACGCTGCTGACAACGATCGTGCCACCCTGCTGGACATCATCGACTCTCTGGACCCTGAGAGCGCCTCTAAGGTGCTTGTGGCAGCGCCCAACACTCGTGTGCTGTGGCGGATGCTCAGCAACACCAACGTGATCGCAGAGTTCCATAAGCGTGGTTACGATGTGCTTCACATCACCAGCAAGCACGGTGCTTACATCAACAAGACTAAAGTCGGTCGCGAAGAGTTCTTTGAGACTCTGACTGCCTGGGGTAAGGATGTGAATCGTAAGTTCATTATGTTCCACTACAGCATTCTGTCTGAAGGTATCAACGTGCCTGGTCTGACTCACTGTGTTCTTCTGCGCCAGCTCCCTATTGTTGAGATGGCACAGACGATCGGTCGTGTGATTCGTATGGATAGCAACGACGCTGCCGATATTGCTGCTGGCAAGATTCCCGCAGGTTCTTTCGGTCTCTATCGTAAGAGCACTGGGTTTGTGACTGTTCCCATCTATTCTAATCACGGCAAAGGTATTGCCAAGCGTCTGCAAGATGTGGTAGACTGTATCTTTGTGAAGGGTATCCCTGCTATCTCCTTCGTTTGATAAATATATTTACGGAACAAAGTGTCTACCGATGAGTGAACTCAGAGTCAATAAAATCGCTGTCAATACTGATCCAAGTATTGAAGTTGCTAGTCCACTTAATATAACTTCAGCTCCTAGTAAGTTAAGAATTCCTATTTGGACAACATCAACGAGACCAGTATCTCCTCTCACTGGAGAAATGGGATTAAATAGTCAAACTGGAACCACAGAAATATGGGATGGTACACTTTGGGTCCCAGTTGGTCCAAGTATTCTTGGTAAATCTGCCGCATATCCAGCTGCTAGTGCTGCAGCGATTAAAGCTGTAAATCCAAGTGCCCCATCTGGAGTTTATTTTATTCAGTGGGGATCAACTGTCTATCCAATTTATTGTGAAATGGAATTGGAAGGTGGTGGTTGGATGATGATCTTGAATTATGTCCATCAAGGTGGTACAAATCCAGAGCTTAATGTTAGAACTTCAAGCTTCCCATTATTGAACAGTCAATATACTTTAGGTCCAAATGAAGCTGCTACAGTTTATTGGGGGCATATTAGTAACACATTAGCTGACGCATATAACTGGACTGAATTCATGTTCTATGGAAGAACAAGTTTTCATGGTAGGGTAATACATTTCCGAGGAAATAACGCAAACATCAGGTCATATATCAAAACTGGAACTGGTGGCATGAACTCTCCATCTGGAAACTATAGGGATACAACTACCATTCAAAATGGATCTCTTAGAATTAATGCATCTCTTCCTTTCTTTGTTGATAACGATGTAAGTGGATTTAGCAATCAGGGAGATCTTGCTATGACCAACTTCCCGATGTATGGAAACTCCACAATCGGAAATCCAAGAGCACACTGGGGAATTAGAGGTCTTGGTGATAGATGGGAAGTTGATGATTATCCTGCTGCTCAAAGTTCAACATCAAGCGGCAACAGTACAATCCATAGAATATGGGTAAGGTAATTTTACATTAATTTTGTTATGAATCCAGACATTCAACGTTATTTTGACTACTCTTACGACGAGAGTGGTAATCTTCATGTCACAATTGCAGCTCCATTTGTTCAAGAATTAAAGTGGGACTCATCAGACTTGGAGATTTCATTTGGTGGGATCAGGCGTATGAACGACTGGGGCTCCGACCCCACGATTACAATTCATGCAAACAAGCAGTACGTACATCCCTGGGAAAAATATCATGCACAGCAACAATCCGACCCTACTTGAAGACAAAGTTCTTGCACAACCTGTGATTATAGGTGATGGAACGTGGGCAATCTTCCCATTTCCGTATGAGAAACCTAAATGCTGGATCATCCTGCATGATGGGAAGCAATTTGAAGAGAAGCGAACCCTTACAGCTGCGATGAAGGTTGTCAAGCAGCACTGTGCCAGATTGAAAAGTGGTACAAAAGGCAAGTCCAAGGGCAAATTGCCTGTATAATACATGTATCGACGCGATTCCTATGAATCTCTCACCCAAATACGTCGCAGCATTCGTGCTAGGATTTGCTGCGATTCTCGGTTGGAATGCATTCCTAATTGTTAGGGATGCAAAGTTGTTCAAAGCATACTATCATCAAAAAGCACAGCAAGAATACTGTGCTGCCTTCACTTATCATCCTGATTGCCCTAACAACAAATGACTTACGAAGCTAAGATTAAAGTACAATTTGACAGCAAGTGGACGTACACTGGTGCGTATTCTGATGATGACATGCTGCCTGAGGAGCATATCACCATGGAGATTCCTGCTGAGGATCTGAACACTACTCAAGTGTTCCGTTTCTTCAGTAACTTCATGCGTGCTATTGGTCACAGTGAGCTTAACATCATGAAGGGTGCATGTGGCACTGCATTCAGTGACTGGAACAGCAAAGAAGATATGCGTAAGGTAGCAGAAGAGTACGATCTTGTGCTTGTTGAAGATCTCTCTCATAAGATCGATGAGGCAGTCAATCTTCAGAAAGAATTGGATCAGGACTGGGCAAATATTGTTGCAACTCAAGATCCATTCTGGAAGAAGCAATTTGAGACTCTCAAGGAGAGATTGGTGAATGAGTTTGATTTCACTGCTGAAGCTGTAGACAATCTGCTTACCTGACATGAATTACCAGCATTCACATACTCCACCCAAAGGATACAGTTATGAGGCTACTCCCTTTAAGCGTAATGTTATTGCAATCTGGATTCGTCATCATCGTCGGTATGATTACAATCTTGGTGATGAGGTCCGTAGTATCTGGGGATTCTACGACACCAAGACCAAGACATACTATTCAGCAGTCAGCGCCAGTATCATCGGAGAGCCTGTTAGTCTAGATCAGACTACACCATACTCAGCAACGATTCCAAAAGAAAATGTTTCTGTTTGAGTATGTTCTCTGTGGCATGAATATTACATGTCATCTAGACAATATCCGCAGTCATGCGAGACCAAAATATCCTCCTGATGTAGCACAGCTGTGTCAGTATTTTGAGGATAACAATTCACAGCTGCCAGACTATTGTAAATGGCAGGAGGATCCACCACCAAAACCCAAAAGACGAGGAGACATTTAATCATGGCACTATCACAATCTGTAGAAGAATCACTGAAGGAAGCAGAAGCATCGTTGCGTAATGCACTAGCCTATGCTGCTCGACAAGAGCGCCCGTTGGTGTGTAGTGTGATTGCAGATCTGATTTCACGAATTGAATCGCTGCAGAACACTGACGCTATTCTGGACAAGCTAGAGAACCGCAAATCTGGTGACAGTGGATTCTTTGGTACATTCTTCAACAAAGACGAATGACTGTGCCAGTTTGACAGGTGGCACAGTTCTTTGGCAATCGCCTGTGCTCGGCAGTATAATACAAAGGTAATCAAGGGAAACACCTGTGACGCTTCCTTCCTACAGCGCAATCTCTTTTCATTCTAAAGAGGAGCATCAGGCAGCACTCTACGATGCCTGTCTGCTGATTGTGAATACTTACAACCAATCTGAATTGTTGGATGGTTATGATCACAACGGTGTGTCTCCTTATACCTTCATGACTTTTGCCCGCAACGTTCTCAACCACATCGCTGAGGGTAACTGAAGCACACTACTGATTCACCTTACTTTTCTTAATCATGGCAACTCGTTCTCGCATCGGTATCGAGCTCAAGAATGGTTCTGTGCTCTCTGTGTATCACCACTGGGATGGTTATCCTGAGTGGCTGGGTCGCATTCTGACCACTCATTACAACACTCGCTCTCTTGTTTCTGAGTTGATTGATGGCGGCGACATGTCTTGCTGCTGGACTGATGATCGCTTTGATGGTAGCAAAGTGCAGGGTGTGTATGGTCCAGAATACTATTCTCAGCGTGGTGAAGATTGCCCCCCTCGTCATGATGCTGATCTTGCACAGTATCTGACTGAAGGTGCAGAAGAGTTTGCTTATCTCTTTACGAGGGAAGGAGAATGGATCTGTTATGACACCTGCTCCTGGCATGATTCTTACATGGAATCTGTTGAGATTCCTGCTGCTGCGCTGGCAGTTTAAGAACTGGCACAGGGGGCTTGCCTGCCCCCTCCAAATGCCCTATACTGTATTCAGTTCAAACAAGGACATGCGTCTTCAATCCACCACTGGCACCATGGTCGTGGACTATTTCCCGATCAAGAATAGCTCTCAGTTCTTTTTCAAAGTGCTGAAGTTTCAAGGTGTAGATACCATGAGCACCAAAGTCATCACGAAGAAAGATTTCTGGCGTGAATGTGACGAGCGTATTGGTATCGGTTACGAGGTTGTTGATTTCAATCTCGATGCTGTTGATGTTAATCCTATGAACGGAGCGTGCTGATGATGGTCACCACTGGTCTTTATGTGATTGGCGCTTTTGTCATCACTTCTTTTCTCACTCTTTTCTATCTTGAGGATCGCGACAAATGATTGTTAGTATTATGGCAGGATTTGCCTTTGGTTATTGTGTGATGGATATTATCCAAAATTATCGTGCTAGACACACGGTAAATGAAATGCTCAAATCTACACTCGAAACTCGTCTGGGGAATGACAAATGAAAATCCCTGACTATTCACAAGACAAGATCGACTACATGAGTACGTCTGATCTGCACAAGAACATCAAAGGTGTCAAAGCTGCTCTGAAGATGGATCATCTGTATGATAGTGATGAATTGCACTATCTGAAGCGTACATTACGCAATCTAAGAGAAGAGCGTAGATGGAGAAGGAAAGGTAATGGCTTCGGCAACTGAGAAATTACTGATTACTCAGATGGCAAGAATTTCTGCAGTGATTGACACTGCAGATCTTCTAGAGTATAATGACTATGTGAAGAACGCTGCCTACAAGATCTTCTATGAATACAAGCGACAGCTCTCCCTCGAATACAACCGAAAAGAACCTGAACCCCTTTCATGAAGGGCAAATTGTAGAATGGAAAGGTTACACCTGTACCATCAATCACATCGATCACAAGTACATCGTCCTACGTCTGAATAATGGCTCATTACCCCTCGTCTTTCGTGAACACTGGAACAGCATTCACGGGCTGGACAAATAGTTATCCGTATCCCATGTACGACATCTATCATGAAGTATGCCGTTATCTTGAAGAGGAAGAAGAAACACTCAAAGATCAGTACGCAGAAATTGATCTTCTTTTCTCTAGAGGATGCATCCCATTACGAAGAACAAATCCGCCAGCACGACTCAAAAGTTATTCACACTGAACTTCATCCTGTATTCTCATGAAAACCATCATTACTGCTCTAGACAAAGAATTGACCATTAACATCTTCAAGAAGAGGAAGGGTATCTATTGGTCCTATGATGGTGTCGAAGAGCTGTCCTATGGTCCATTCAATAATGACCAGCAAGCAATCAACGATGCCAAGCTTTATTCTCAATATGGTACAACCACAAAGCACCTTCTTACGACCTGAAGATGTACACCCGAAACTCTATCTGTTAGAACAACTATTCCCTGTTATTCAGAAGGAATGGCAACAAGCAAAAGACAAGATAGAGTTTCGTGATTTCACATCCTATCAAGCACAGACTATAGGGAATGAAGGTCAAGGATATGAAATTAATCATATGTCTTACTTCACTGCACCTAAAGTCAATAACGATACGAAATGGGGTCTAGCACCATTATACTTTCAAGGTGATGTATTCAATCCTAATGCAGTACACATGCCTAAGACATGTAGAATACTGAAAGAGATTGAAGCATTAACGTATAGTGGTTTTACTGTATTGTATCCGTCAGCATCGTTAGGTTGGCACTATGATCCTGAACCAGGTCCTGATGTTATTAACGTGAGAGTACAGTTACCAGTAGAATCTACAGGTGAGAGTATACTTGAACTGAAGAACGAATCTAGAGTACAAGTAGAAGGAAAGCTCTGTTGTTTTACCTCTGGTAGCTTGCATAGAGTCGTAAACCATGGGAACGCGGAGAGATTTAGTCTCATTCTGGACTATTTGCGGAGGCGTTCTCAGTAAATGCGCTTATTGAGTCTCAATAAAGACTCTTATTGATTCTCAATTAGGTTATATTATTGAGAATTAAAAAACGTGCTAAAAAATGTAGTTGTGTGAGCTAAGTAGCGGAGACGTTTGAGATTGTCTAGGTGCCTGCACTTCTCCGTGAGATCCTTCGAGTGCTTTGGTATCTAAGCCCGAAGTCTATCGAAAAGTCAAGCAGTACTGTGACACTTTCTGAACTGTCACAGGGTCTCCGAGATTCTCCGAGTGCTGCCCTTATAATTACTTCGTACACATCTGAAGAGAGATGCCCAGAACTGCTAAAACCTACGAGTTTGACTTCACAGGAGTCAGCTCTGCCATCGATTACGTAACAGTGCAAGGTTCCAACGTTACCGTACAATTTGTAGGAAACGACAAGACCTACGAGTTTACTTGGAAGCCTGCAAGTTCTAAGCTTGTGACAAAGCTGGAAGAATTGCAGAAAGATCCTGAAAGTTTTTCACTTGGGAAATTTTATAACGAATCTCTGAAAAACGGAGATTTACTGCAAAAAACTGTAAACTGATCAAAAAAGGCTAAAACTAACAAAAATGGCTAAAACCTGGAATAATCGTGGAAAAGGTAGAAACTCTTCCTTTTCTCAGAAGAAGAAAGAGTATGCTAACTATCTCGATCTTGCTCAGAGTGGTTACTTAGATAGGGTAAGTAACTCTAAGAGGATTAAGAATGTTGATCTAGACTTCGATGAGGATGATTATAGCTATGAAGAGTGAATCACCCTATTTCGATAAGTACCAGGTGCTCATCGAAAAGTATACTGATGTTGGTCTAGATACTGAGGAAAGTATAGATCTGGTGCAGCATCTGCTGGACACCGATCTAGTTAACTCATACCCTGAGTTTGAGTTACTTTGCCAGTACTATGTTCTGGAGGGTTTGTGTTACGAAGTCGGTGTGAGTTCCTAACACTTATCTACCCTTACATATCCAACTGAATATTGCAATAGCCCCTGTGCCACTTTTCGAACTGGCACAGGGTTTGTTGTTTGATGCTCATGATCAGGTAATGTATACGTGTTCTAAAGAATTCCATGAAAGACGTTCGCATTCGGGTTGAAACTTACGACGGTTTGTGTACCATATGGTATGAGCGTTCAAAGTTAAAGAATGCCTGCGATGTTATCAGCAAGCGTGTCTACAACCAATTGTGTGGTTTGAATATTAAAAAGATCTCGGTCGATCTTGTGCCGCCAGCTGTGACAGTTTAGGAAGTGGCACAGACCCCCTAGACTTCCCCCCTGATCGGTGCAATACTAAGGCATACCAAACGAAACGACATGCAAACACACACGC